GGGCATGGGTCAGATGGCTGTGGTGATGACGGGCAGCGTGTAGGCGAGGAGCGCGAGGCCGGCGCCGAGGAGCGCGAGCGACACCCGTGAGGGGATACCGAACGCGGCGAGGACGATCAGGATCACGCCAGCGATGTAGAGGATCGCCTGAAGGATGTGCATGTTGGCCTCCTACCGAACGAGGTACACCGTTTAGGGTTTGCTGATGGAATCCAATGACTGGATCTCGTCGGGCATTGCCCTCGGGGCGTTGCTTGTTGCGATCCTGGCGCTGATCGTCAGTGTCAAATCGGCGAACGCGGCTGAAGATTCAGCCGAGGCATCGAAGGAGAGTGCGTCCACGGCTGGGCGGCAGCACGAGCTTGACCTTGCCAGGGACGGGATCGTCGAGTTCGGTCCGTGGAGAGCGGAGTCCGCTACTGACTCTCTTGAATGGCAGTTCATCAACCTTGGAGATGAGCCGCTGTTTGGGCTTGGGCTGAGTGGAGGCAGGTACCGGTGGCAGGTCGGCTCCACGAATGAAGGTGTTCCGCCGCTTGAAGCGACAAGGGTCAAGATGGCTGCGGGGGCGCAAGGACCGGCGTCTCACCGTGCGACTGTGGTGTGGCGTGTGGGATCCGATGATGCGCCTGAGGTTGAGCAGGTCGTTTGGCTGCGCCGGAGGCAGCGCCGCTGACTTGGTTAGGCGTGCGCGGGCTGGAGTGAGCGCCGGTGTGAGCGTTGGGTTTGCTCACGGGCGGCCTTTTCGGCGCATCGGAGGTCTGATAGCCAGTATCGGGCGCCGTCGCGGGGGCCTTCGAAGTCGGCGGGTTCGAGCGTGCGCTGGTTGCCGTTGTGATCGGTCCAGGTGACGCCACGTCGAGCCCAGTTGTGGATCGCTTGGGGGGTGACGCCGAACCATCCTGCGACGGCCCTGGGGGAGACGGGTTGTTCGGGTTCGGTGTTCATGTCGCCTCCCGTATATGACGAAACCCCGCCTGGTTAGGGGCGGGGTTGGTCGTGTTCAGGGCACAGCACAGCTATCTAGGTCGATGGTAACGCGAGATGTTGACACCGTCAAGCGGGGTCGCTGTTTTCCGGTGGGGGCTTGAGGAAGTGGCGGCGGGCGATGTCCGGCTTGCGGGCCTTGGCGATCCGTTTCCGTTCGCCGCGGTGCTTTCTCGGGTAGCGGAGGATCTCGTATGCGTCGATGAAACCGTCCAGCCGCTCGTTGTACTCGTCGATGGTCCGCGCTTCCCAGAGGCCCTTGAGGTGTGATTGGAAATTCTCGGCGGCGGCGAGGTCTATCTCCTCAATGTCGTACCGGAGCTCATCGATCAGTTTCCCGAACGGTGACATTGCTCCTGCGATCGTGCGCGCGGAGTTGCGCTGGAATGCATCGAACTGGGTGTCGGCGATGGTCTTCATGGCTTCGTCGGCGCGTTGTTGCAGGCGTCGGCGGTTGTGGCGTTGGGTGAGGTATTCGGCTTCGCGGAGTCTTGTGTAGGGACCGAGGAACCATCCGAGGAAGAACAGGGCGGCGCCGACGATGACCGGGTAGGCGAAGTCGACGAACCAGTTGGATTCTTTCTGGGCTTCCTCGACGATGATTTGGATCGGTTCGGGGTTCACGGTCGCCACTCTTCTTGGTAGTCGGGGTGGTCGCTGTAGACGGCGGCGAGCTGTCGGATGATCATGTCTCCGACGTAGGGATCGGTCGTCGTGTCTCGCGGCCTGACGGCACGGTCGATGTCTACTGACATGTCGAGGCCGGACGCTTCGTCTGCGAGCTCCATGATCGCCCGCTTGGCCTCGACCTCGCGGAGGGCACGGGCCGGGTCATGGCGCTCGGCATGTTCCCACACGTCGTCCTGCCTGTAATTCTCCGTGCAAGCCAAGGACTCCGCGAACGGCGTAGGGCTGTCATCGAGAAACATGAGCAGGGAGTTGTTCGCCATCCATCGATGCGACGAGACGGCCGTCGCCTTCCGGGCGACGGCCTCGTCCTTTGCCAGTTGTTCGCGGAGGAAGTCGACGATGGAGAGGGTCACGACTGTTCCAGCTTGTCGATGACGCGGAAGATGGCCTCGAACCGTCTGGTGTCCCTGTCGTCCGGGGGCATCGGCGGCCAGTCCTTGGGCCGGACCGCAGGGCTGTCGTGGAGCTGCTCCCAGATCTGCTCGATTTCGAGGCCTACGGTCCGGATCGCTCGACGCTGATCGGGTTCCAGGAACTCGACGCCGGGGTGCTTCACGACGCTGCCGTCGGTCAGGACGAACTCGAACCGGTCGAAGTCGAGCCCGTCGAGCCGTTCCCGGATCTCAGCGACGTCTCTGGGGTTGAGCCCGAGTTCGATGGCGTACGCCCGGGATTCCATGAGGTACCGGACCCGTTCAGGGGTCGGGTAAGGCTGCTGATCGGTCATGGTTCATTCTACCTCTCTGGCAAGTGTTTTGGCTGTTCAGGACGATTCTCTGAGGTTCAATCCGCACGCAGCGCAGATGTCCATATCGCCTATTCCAGAGAGAGTCCGGACGTCGACCGTGTGCTCGTGGCTGCACGCAGCCTGGCGGGCCTCCCGCTTCAGCCGCTTGGTTTCCCGCTCCACTAGGTCCAACGCTTCTTGGACGCGCGGCGGGTAGGCGAACTCGTCGATCATGCCGCCCCCTGTGTGCGGGCGATAGCGTCGGTGAGCGCGTCGGCCCAATCCCCCGAGTACTGGGAGCAGTTGGTGCACACGGTTTGGCCGTCGACGCGGACGAGCGCGATGTGCCCGCACTTCTTGCACGGCGTCGCGGGCAACGGCTCCGGGTCACGAGACCGGTTGTTCCCGTTCAGGGAGTGGAGTCGGCCGCACAACTGCCGGATCTCGTCAGCGTTGTCCCCGATCGAATCCGGGAGCCGCTCACACGCCCAGTCGAGCCGGTCCGCGAGCCACGCGCACAGGTTGACGACGGTCGGGACCGGGCGGTGCTCGCGGAGGCCGCGGCCCCGGCGCACTTCGAGCCACTCCTTCGCGATCGCATCCAACACCGCCGCCGCGGGCCGTTCACCCACCTGATCCCGGAACGGGTCATGGATCATCTCGTCGGCCAGCAGGGAGACGGGCAGGATCTGGTCGAGGACATCGACCCTCGCACCGATCGGTGCCTCCCTGGAGCCCGTGACCTTCTCGCCGGCCGACCCGCTCGGCGTGGGGTCCAACAGGAGCCACTGCTCGGCGGTCCCTTCGAGGTGGCGTTTCATCCGATTCCGGCAGGCGAAGCACGCGTACTCATGCTCGTAGTGGACGGCCTCCTGCCCGTAGACCGGGCAGAGTTTGCAGAGGTGTGCGGTCTTCATGGTTCCCCCGTAGTGTGGACGATCGATGGTGTCAGGACGGGCCGTGCATTGTTATTCGTCTTCGGATCGTGCGAAGTAGCCCGCGAGGCTGTCGATTCGATCCGCGGTCCAGCATCCGGTGAGCTGGTCGACGCGGCCCTTCAATTCGTCGTGGCGCATAGCGGCGGCGGCGAGTGAGATCCACGAGCTTTCAATGGGCTCCGTGTCGGTGTGAGCGCAGCGGCTGCTGGGCGGGCAGTAGAAGGTGTTGTAGTAGTTCCCGTAAACGATGAGGTCGCAGGTGCGGTGGTGGGCGATAACGCGTGAGTGGTCGGCGATGGCGGCGAGGGCTTGTTCCGGCCGGTTCCATTCCCAACCGTTGTCCCCGGTGGCGACTTCGAGCGCAGGTGCGTGGGAGACGCAGAGAATGCGGTAGCTGATGCTCATGTGGTTCCTCTCGCGGTTAGTCGGCGGGTTCGGCGTCGATGACGGTGTTGTTGATGCCGGTGGTGGTGAACGTGTAGGTCTCGCCCGCCTCGATGGACCGGTACAACTCGATGGAGTCCCACGCCCAGTAGGTCGGGACATCGCGGAGGTCGAGGACCCCGCAGGTGGTGTGGAGGCGGTAGCCGCGGACTTGGCCGTCCATGTTGTAGACCCGGTCTGTGTCGATCACGGTGCAGGTCATGGTGGTTTCAGTCGCCCGGTGGTAGCCGGAGCTCAGCGCGCAGAGCCCGAGCAGGGCGCTCAATGCGATCGCGGTTTTCGTGGTGGTGCGCATCGGTGTCTCCTATCGGTGTCTCGGGCTACACGCTGTGACTGGGCTGTGTGGACATCCTCTGTTCGGGTGAGGCGCGGGTGCCGGACCGCGCCGCCTCCATCAGTTCCGCCCAAAGGGGAGTCGGTCGCCGCAGTACATGCGGGTCCCGTCGGGGTCGTGCGGGTCGGTCGGGTAGGTGACAGCGCGGTCGCTCTTCGGCAGTGGCTTGCGCGGCGGCTCCCAACCTGGGGCCCAGTCGTGCTCGCCGAGGCCGGCGATGTAGCGGGGGCCGTCGTGCGGTTGGTCGCAGAGGCGGCAGGGATCAGCGGGCATCGGTGCCTCCGGTTTCGCCGAGGGCGGCGGGGAGTCCGGCGGCTTCGCGGCGACGCCGCCACTCGACCACGGTGACCATCCGGATCGACGCCTGAACTTGCTCCGTCCCACGCTCGGAGGTCGTGAGGTTCATGACCTTCATCGGCTGGCCTTCGTAGTGGAAGCCTTCGGGAGTGAGGACCAGATCCGGGACTGGTGTGTCGACGGCGGCGAGCTTGGCGGCCAGGGCGTCGCGTTGGGACGTGATCTCGTCGACCCGCTCGGACAGGGTCATGGCGTTCTCGATGGCCCGGTTGCGGCCCGCGCGGAGTTGCTTCGCTTCGCGTTCGGCCGTCTCGCACCGGCCCTGGAAGCTCAGCGACCGCTGCCGTTCGTCGGCCAGTTGCTGTTCCAGGTCCCGGATTTGGTTGTTCGCGGTGCGGGCGACCGCGGCGGCGGTCTCCTGGACGCGTTCGAGGACCTCGGTATCGGTGAACAGGCGGGCCTCAGGTGCCGGCGCGGACCGGACGTCCCGTGCGGCGTCGTGGTGTCCGAGGCGGTCGAGGGAGGTGGCGACCTCGCGGTAGTGGACGGGGCGGAGGGCCGCGTCGCTCTCGCGGGCGTACTGGGCGACGTCCTCGCGGGAGCCGATGTCGGTGTAGCGAACCTCGTTGTCCCAGTCGTCGCCGACGAGGACGCGCGCGACGATGTCCACCGGGTTCTCGGCCTGTGCGTCCCTGTGGCGGTTCAGGCCACCCGTACCCGTCTCCGGGCCTGCGGGAGGCTCCACGGGCTCCACAGCGGGCAGATGGGGCGTCTCTGCGGTCATGCTGCGGCCTCCAGCTCTTCAAGGAGGCTGCCCTGCCCGGGCGGCTCGGGTGCGGGCTCCCGCCGGGTGGGCTTCTGCGGCGCGGGGTCGGTCTTCGTGCCGCGAAGCTCGGCGATCTCCATGCGAGCCAAGGTCAGTTCGGTCTTGAGGTACCCGATCAGTGCGGCGGACTCGGCGTCGACCTCGGCGTGCACTCCGGACAGGGCCGGGGCGAGGGACCCGCGCAGGTAGGTCGAGATCGCGGCCACGAGCTCATCGGCGCTCTTGGACTTCCATGCGTCGTGGTTGGTGTACCCGCCGCTCTTGCCCGGACCGGCCTGGTTGGCGAGGACGTGGTGGATGTCTGAGGCGATCCTCGTGTGCAGATACTCGTTGGCGGCGGTCGTATGCTCGTCGTCCCAGATGGGGTGGATCTTGCGGTGCGCTTCGAGGGCGCGGGCCATGCCGGCCCTGACGTCCTCCGCAATTCGCGGGTTCAAGGGCGCCTGCTCGGCGATCCGGTCGGCGGGCGGGTTGGTGTCGGTCATGAGATGTCTCCGGTCTTGATGGCGGCGGCGAGAGCGTCAAGCTCGTCAGCAGCCTCGGCAAGCGTGGTCGGGACCTTCGGGCCGCAGGCGTCGCGGGCGTCCCCATCGATGAGGTCGCGCAGCCACTGGGCGGCGGCGCTGGTCCAGGTGGCGCGGCAGGGCGTGCAGAAGTCGGCGGCGGGCCCGATCAGGTGCTCGGGGCAGGCGAACTTCCATCGGGTGTCGGTCATCGGGGGTCTCCCTTGTGCTCGGGGCAGAACGACTCGTCGCGGCGCGGGTCGAACTCCCAGCCGCCCAACAGGTCACGCCAGTTGTCCACCTTCATCTCGCGGTGGTCGATCATCCAGTCGTCGCAGCCGTCTTCGTGGTCGCAGGTAAGGATCGGGATCGTGCCTCTCATCGGTTCTCCTCTGAGGTAGTGGTGCGGAGGGCGGCGGCGGTCTTGCGGATCTCGGCAACGAACGGCCAGGCGCGCTCACCCTTGACGAAGTGCATCTCTTCGAGCCGGATCGCCATGTTCTCCAGCGTCTCGGCGGCGAGGATCGGGCGGACAGCGGCCACGACAGCGCGGGCCTCGTCGGCGAAGTCGGCGGGTTCCAGCTCCATCGCGATGTCGACGCGGCGGTTGTGGACACGGCACAGCACCCCGGCGGCGGCCTGTTCGGCTTCGGTCATGGGTTCGGACATCAGGACTCCCCAGCGAAGGCGGAGCGCATGTCGTTCGGGTGATCGACGTAGTAGTCCATCCACGCCGCGGCCTCGTCGAGCCCGTGTCCGCGCAACAGACGGGCGGCAACCTGGAACGACTGGACGTTGAGGACCGGCGCGACCGCGGCCACCATGGACTCCGCCTGGTGCTTGCGGGCGACTTCGAGTGTGAGCAGCTCCAGGTACCCGTCCTCGTCGCAGCCGCACGCCCACCCGGTCTCGGCGTCAATGAACTCGAGCACGTGGCAGCCGAACAGGACCGCCGCGACTTCCTCGACCGTGGTCAGAGGCGGCTCGCAGGTGCAGGGCGCGCCGGAGTCGGCGGCGCATTCGTTGTAGTGGAGCAGGCTTTCGGTGCTCATCGGTTGGCCTTTCGGTTCTGGTTGATCTGGGAGAGGAGCTGGGCGCCGCTGGGGCCGAGGAGATGGGTCATGACGGGGCTCCGGACTCGCCGTGCTCGAAGCGGGCCTGCCGAGCCGCGTCGTAGGCCGCCGCGGCGGACGGGCCGGCGTAGTTCACGACCGGCACCAGACAGCCGTCGCGGGCGCCGTCGTCGAAGTAGGTTGTGGTGCTGGTCTCGGTCAGGACCGTCGGAGAGCCGGGCCCGAAGCCGACCCAGTCGCCGAACACCACCCGTTCGCCCTCATCTACGAAGTAGCTGTGGAGGGACTGCCAGCCCCAATCCCAGTCCCCGGGCGACTTGGCCTCAGGCAGCGGTCCGAGGATGACGACCCGGGCGCCGCGGGGCAGGTCGTACGCGAAGGCCTCCATGAGGTCGTAATCCATTGCCTCCTCGTCTCCCTTGACTTCGATCCAGGTCTGCGTGTCGGGGAGTAGGAAGTCAGGCAGGTATCTCCGGCCGGCGAACTCGAAGCCCTGCGGCTCGTATTGCCAACGGATTCCGAGGTGATCGAAGAACACGGCGTACCGGGCTTCGAGCCGGGACCTGAACCTGTGGCCTGCGTAGCGGGTTTCGATCGCCTTCATGAGTTGCCTTTCGCGAGGGCGGCAGCGGAGTACGACTTCGGGGCGCAATCCACCAGCCGGGAACGGTGCAGCTGGGCGACCGCGACGACCGTGTCCTGCTGGCCGTGCCGGTTCTTGTCGACGATCAGGTCGATCTCCGCGCCGCGGGCCGTCGCCTTGTCGTAGTAGGCGGGACGGTGGAGCAGGATCACCACGTCGGCGTCGTTCTCGATCGATCCCGACTCGCGAAGGTCCGCCATCGTCGGGCGCTTGTCATTCCGGGACTCGGGACCGCGGTTCAACTGGGCCGCGGCCACGACAGGGATGCCGAGCTCGCCAGCGAGGACCTTGAGGTTGCGGGAGATACCCGCGACCTCCGCCTCTCGGTTGTGGGACTGCTTGGCGCCGATCATCAACTGGAGGTAGTCGACGACGATCAAGTCGAGGCCGTGTCGCTGCTGCATCCGGCGGGCCCTTGCCCGGAGCGCTTCGATGGTCAGTCCTGCGGCTTCGACGATGTGCAGCTTCGACATGTCGGACTCGGCGCGGAAATCCATGACGCGGACCCACTCGTCCTCGGTCAGCTCGCCGGCCTTGAGGGTGCCCAAGTCGATGCCGGTCTCGGCCGAGACGATCCGGCGCCCGAACTCCTGCCTCGACATCTCGAAGCTGAACAGCCCCACCGCCTTGCCCTCACGGAACGCAGCGTGGCGAGCAAAGTCGCCGCACAGGACGCTCTTGCCCATGCCCGGGCGGCCGGCGACGATGATGAGCTGTCCCGGTCCGAGCCCGCCGAGCAGCGCGTCCAGGTCGGCGAGGCCGGTCGAAAGGCCTTGCGTTGCGCCTTCAGCAGCGGTCTCGATCGCGGCGATCGTCAGGTCTGCGACATCCGCCCACGAGCTGGACTCGTCCACAGAGGAGCCGGTTGTGGCTTGGTGAATGTGCGCCTGGACCCGTTCGATGAGTTCGTCGGTCAGGTCATCGTCGAGCTTGTGCGCCCAGTTGATCCCGCGGGAGCAGGCCTCAATGATCTGCCGCCGAACCGACTTCGCCTTGACCCGCTTGGCGAACCATCCCGCGCTGCCCTGCGCGATGCAAGATTCAACGAGGTCGTGCAAGTAGGTCGGTGACGGCAGCTTCGACAGGTAACCCTGATCGGCCAGCCTCGCCGCGACAGTCGCCATATCGACGGGTTCGCTGCTCGCGTCCAGCGACATGATCGCTTCGAAGATCAGACCATGCATCGGGTGGTAGAAGTCGCCAGCATTCAGGAGCGACGACACGTCGATGAGGGCGTCACGGCCGAGCATCATCCCGCCGAGGGACGCCATCTCGGACTGCATGTCGTGCGGTGGTACCCGCTGCTGGAACGGATCCATGGGCTCGCTCATGCCGCACCTCGCTGCTCGGAGTCGCAGATCGTGCAGTGGTCAGCGAGTTCACGTGGGTGCTTGTTGCAGCGGGCAGCGTCTTGGTCGGGGGCTCGCCGGGTCGGCTCGTTGCGGCCTTCATCCGGGATGAGGTCCATCGCGTCCGATTCCCAGTAGCCCTGGTTCAGCCACGTCGGCGGGTGCGGAATGTACTTCTTGTCGGTCCCGGCTTTCGCCCATCGGGCGGAGTGCTCGGTGATCGCCTCCACGAGGGTTTCGACGTCGACCTTCTTGACCGCGGCCTTCCATGCGGTGCGGGCCTTCGGCTTCTTGACCTTGCGGGGGTACAGGGCGTACCACCGGGCGAAGTCGGGGTCATCTGTGGAGGGGTCGACGGCTGTCGACCGACCTTTAGTAACAACAGACCTAGAAGATGCCCCTAGCCCCTTACCCCTAGCCCCTGCTGAATTGGCATCACCTATCGGGAGGGTCATCTGATGGGTCATGCCATGACCCTCCGATGGGTCATCTGATGACCCATGCGATGACCCATCGGATAGGTCATGGTGTGGCCTACCCAATGACCCAAGCATCTCGAGCAGAGTCGGCCTCGTCGACGGCGTGAACAGGCCGTCGTGGAGCGCCCGCTCGATCTCGTTCGCGATCACCTCGCGGATCGGCTTCGACGCCACATGCTTGAGGCTCGATTCGGCGGCCTTGAGCACCTTGAAGTTCTTGCACACGTTGTCGTTACGCAGGTAGGAGCGCACCAGGAGTTCTTCCTCGTCGTAGTCCACGACGATGAACCGCGTCTCCGAGAGCCCGGTCAGGACGCCGTCGAGCAGCTCGGTCGTGTACTTGAGCTTCTTCGCCCACCGCTTCAACCGCAGCGACAGGACCCCGCAGTGGGAGATGTCCGGCTGGGAGATGAAGAAGATGTACGCCAGTTGTTCCCGGCCGGGCCGGGCGAGGAAGTCGTCGTCGTCCCAGATGTCGGTGCGTAGGCGTGCTTCGGAACGTGCCACTAATGAACCCCCGTTCTGTTCGAAGATTCCGGCGAGGTCGTCGGGGATCTGGATGTGGCCGGCGAGCCGCTGAGACGCTTCGTGGGCGATGACGTCCACGGCTTTCTGGGCAGTCGCGTTCGCGAGGTCGATGGCGTCGAGGGGCGGCATCTTGTGCCGGAGTTCCCATGCGGCGGCGTCGATGTAGTCCTCGATCGCTTCGCGCAGGGACTTGCAGGCGTCGGCGTAGGTGTTCACGAGCCCTCCTCTTCAGTGATCGCGAGTTCGAGCAGCCCGTACCGGGTGGCGCCGGCGGGCTTGCCGACGACGAGGTGGAGGGTGACGGGCGCGAGGTGTTCGGGGGTGTCGTCGGGGATGAGTCCCCAGCCGGCTTGCCCGGGTTTCTTGGGTGCGGTGAGTCCGTCGATGACGGGTTTGACGGCGTCGTAGTAGTTCTCGCGGTCGCGGTTCCGGTGGACGGGGAAGTAGAGGGTGGCGGCGATGCTGACCCTTTGGAGTCCTTTGGGTAGGCGCGCCCCTGCGGCGGCCCAGTAGGCGGCGTTCCGCCATTCCTTCGTGGCCCGTGATCGGGGCATGTGGTGCATGCCGTCTCGGGTGTTGGTGTCGAGCCATTGGGTGGGCGCGGGAATGCGGAAAGTCCATGTGCGGATGTTCATGCGGCGAGGACCAGCCTTTCGAGGTCGGCGCCAGTGATCGCTTCGACCAAGGCGGAGACGATCAGCTCGGCGACCGGCGGGGTCACGGCGTTGCCGTACTGGCGGACTTGTTCGCGCTTATTGCCGGTGACCACGTAGTCGGTGGCGAAGGCCATGGCTCGGCCTATCTCGTGCGGCTCCAACATGCGGAACCGGACGTCGTCGATGTCGAGCGCGGGCGCGGCCAGCGCGAACCGGTCGCGGGTCGACATGGTCCCGGCCGGCTCCGTGGTCGGACGGGCCACCCCGGTCCCGTAGTAGGGAACGAGAAGCGAATCCATCTGAGCGAGTCCCAGGTGGTTCCCGGAAGCGCACACGGCCGCGGTCGGCTCCGTGATCGGCCGCGCCGACGAAGAACCACCGCGCATCTCGACCATGAAGGACGGCCCCGGTAGTGCGAGCCCTGTTTCGTTGCGGGCGGTCTGGGTGCGCAGCGGGTCGGCGGCGATGCGCGCGGTCTTTCCGTCGCGGCCTTCGACCGGGACGAGAAGCGGCGACAGCGCCGCCCCGTCCCAACCGCGGGTCAGCGGCGCCCAGTACCGGTCCATGCCGATCTGCACGCGCCCCAAGGTGGCCGCGGCGAGCGGCTTGTCCCGGTCGCCGATCCGCTTCGCGGGCAGCGTCCAATCGATCGCGGCCGCCGCAGGCAGCGCCGACGGCTCGACCACGGCGCCCCTGCACGACGTCCCCGGGCACCGGATCGTGTACTGCCTGCCATAGCGGCCCATATCCGCGCCGCGGCGCTTCCACGACTGCACGGCGTTGACGGTCTGATCGCAGGAAGTGCACCACGCCGTTGGCCGCAGCCACTTGTCCCAGTCCGGGATCCGGCCGAGGCTCTTGTGCCAGTATGCGACGTATAGGCGGTCCCGGGATTGAGGGGCCCTCGCGGAGCGGGTCCCGTTGGCGTGCATCGAGTTGAACGCGATGACGCGCGTGGCGTAACCGAGCTTGTGGAGGTCGCCCAGCCACCGGTCCCAGTCCTTCCAGGCACGGACTTCGACGACGTTCTCGACGACGCCGGCGAGGACGAGCTTGCCGCGTCGTTGGACGCCCGCGAGGTACAGCGGGACCTCGTCCATGAGCGCACGGGACCGTTCGGCTTCCTCGTCCCGTACGGGTTCCATGCCCGGAAGGGTGACTGCGGACCAGTCGAAGTCCCGGCGCTTCCCCCGAGCCGACGACCATTGCGGACATTCTGGGGACGCCCAAAAGATGTCACACACCGGCCATGTGTCGACCGGTGCATTGCGGATGTCGCCGTGATAATGGTCGGTTTCAGGGAAGTTCCGGGCGTGGGTTTCGATCGCTCGCAACCAATGGTTCGCGACGTGGCTGATCGTGACTCCGGGGATGACGCACATACCTAGGTCGGATCCGCCACAACCGGCGAACCAGTCCATGACCGTGATGCTCATCGCGACCTCCCTACCAAGAGCGGAGTCGCCGGGCGTTGCCCCACCCGGGCCCGTTCGGCCTCGGACCGGTACCGGTCACGCTGGCGACGCAGCGCCTCGTTCTCCCGCCGGAGGTTCGCCACATGCACAGCCAGATCCGCGATCCGCTCAGCGCTGTCGTCCTCGATGAGGTCACCGATGATGCTCATGCCGCCCTCGCCCTCTTGTTGGCCCGGTACTGGGCGAGCTTCGCGGCGTGCGCGGCCTGGCAGGGGTCGCATTCGCAGCGGTACTCGGTGTAGCCCGTGTCTGTCCCGTGAGGAGCGTCCGGGTGAATCAACTGGCCGTTAACCAGGACCCGTTCGGTCTTGCGGCGCTCGCGCCGGTCTGCGTTCGACGTGTTGTAAGCGACGCTCGTCCACGAGAACGGTTCCGGTTCCGAGGACATGACCGGTTCCATGCCGTGCTTGGCGAGCACAGCCTTGACGTCGGTGTGGGACATGTTGAGGGCCTTGTGGACCTTGTGGGTGGCAACCCCCAGGTGTGTCAAGGCCAGGACTGCGGCGTCGCGCTCATCGGAGAGGATTGGCGTGTCCTTGACGCCTTCCAGGCGGCGGAATAGCGGCACCAGGTCGACCGAACCGTCCGGGGTGCGCATCGACATGCCGCAGCGGGCGAACACGAGATCAGACACCGGGCACCTCCAGCGGCTCCAGGAGGTACTGGCCTTCGTTGTCCAGGAACCAGGTCCGGACAGCGAGGTTGACGATCGGGACTTCCAGCGGTGACAGTCCTGAGGAGCGGGGGATCAGGAAGCCGGCCTCGGCCGCGTCGGTCGGGTACGCGTGGGCCCACCGGTGGTCGTCGGTGCACAGCAGGACCAGGTTCGAGACGTTGTGCCGGGTCGGGTCGGAGGATCCGCCCATGCCCTTCGGGCGCCGGTGGTGAACCTCCCCGAATGTGGGCCGGAAGCACCGCTCGCAGCGGCCGAAAGACCGGCCCTGCACGAGTTGACGGTTCGCGGTAGGGAACTTGTCAGCCATTCCCGCCCCCGGTCCCGGCCATCGAATAGGCCTGATGCACCGACCGCGCGAGAGTCTGCACCAGCGAAGCCTGATCACGGACGACACGCAGGTGGTCCTCGGCAGCCTTGCGGACGGTCTCGGCGACGTCGTACTCCCATTTCTGGGCGGAGCACCGTTCACCCACCCACGCGTCACGTTCAGCAGTCGTGAGTCCCCCGCGTTCCACACGAGGCCGGTTCGGGTCCAGGAGAGCTGAGCGGTGCGCGGACTCCCACTCGTGCTTGGCGTGCACTTCCGCATCTCGCGCTTCCGCCAAGTCCTTGTAGGCCAAGGCGAGGTCGTTCACGAGGGCGCGGAGCTTCCGTTCGATGTCGACCGGCGACAGCGGCTCATACTGTTCACTCATCGGAGGCCACCGCCTCGGTCTCCTCGACCACTTCGGCGTCGACCGGCTCGTCCTCCAAGGACGGCTCGGGCGCCTCGGCGAGCGGCTTGCGCTGTGCAGTCCGCTTCCTAGGGGCCGGCGTCTCGTCGTCGAACACCTCAACGCCCTCGGACTGCCCCATCTCTTCCGTGGTGTAGAGGCCGGAGAGGTCTTGCGGGAACGCCTTCCTGAGCGCCAAGGCCTCCGCGCACTTGGCGATCATGAGGTCCGGCATCTTCTCCCACAAGCCCTGGAGCTTGCCTTCCTTACCGGTCTGGACGTACGAGGACCAGCGGGCGACGGCGTACACGGGGGACTCGAAGCCCTTCCGGTACACGCCGACCCGGGCCGCGGCGGGCGGGGTGTTCGCCAGCCACACGTCCATCCACTGCCCGTCCGGGCCGCACCATTCGGGTGCGGTTTGACCGGCATATTCGCCGGAGCGTTGCGCGATGATCCGGTACCCGTCGATGGAGGTCTGCGAGGTGTACACCTTGCGGCCCTTGCGTCGGTCGAAACGGCCGACGAGGTAGATCTGCTTCGTGAACGGGTCCAACGCGGTCCGCTGGCACAGGTGCAGGAACCCGGCGAGGGCTACGTTCTCGATGTCGTCGTCGAGGCTCAGTTGGTCTTTGAGGACGGACAGCTGCTTCTTGTCCCAGAAGTCCTGGTCGGATCGGATAGACAGCACGGCGCTCACAGCGCCTCCTTGAGGGTCGGGGCCGCAGCGGGGTCGCCGAGCCAGGGCTTCATGGCGTCACCGATACGGGTGGACAGCCACAGCAGGTGAAGGAAGACCTTGAACGGGCCGTCCTCGGAGACCTCCAGGGGACGAACGTCGTAGCCGTCAGCTCGGACATGCACGACGTAGGCCGCGTTGATTCCGATCTCTGCCAGTCGCTTCTCGGTGTCGCTGTCGTCGAGGTAGATGTCCGCGTGCCGGTACGCCGCGCACTGCAATGAGGTCTCGGGGTAAACCCCTTTGGAGGTCTTCAGGTCCATGACCGCGCGTTCCCCGTTGGGGAGGTCGGCGACGAGGTCGAGCTGGCCGGCGTACTTCCACCGGAGGTTCGCCACGGTCGCCTCGACGAGAACGGGCTTCGGCTGCCATTCGTCGAGGAACTTGACGTAGGAGTCGACGTAGCCGCTGAGCGCTCCGGGGACCTCCACGGCTTCGCCTTTGACGAGCTGTTCGGCGAGCTTGTGGACCTCGGTGCCGCGGTTGGCGGCGGCGTCCCGTTCCCGCCAGGGGACGTCCTTGAGCTCGGCGACCATCCGGTCTCGTGGTACCGCCCGGAGGGCTTCCACTTCGATCGGGTTATCGGTGACGTACTCGGCTACGGTCCGGGACGCCCAGTAGGTGAGTGCGGGTTTGGGCAGCGCAGCGCTGAGAACGCTGGTGACGCTGGGGAGCTTTTCGCCGTTCCAGGTGTACCAGTGGTAGGCCTTGCCGTTCTTAGAGACGCGGTCATGCCGCTTCAGTCCGCTCACTGCTCCTCCGCCCAGTCGCTCAGGCGCCGGCGGGCGACCTCGTGGAGTCCGTCGACCGTGCTGCCGCCCTCAAGGTCTTTGATGAGGCCCGCGGCGATGTTGTCCAGGACGGCATCGGGGACGTCGGCCGTGTCGACCTTGTCGGAGTAGTCGTCCAGGACCTCGGTGGCGGGTTCGACGACGTGCTCGATGAGGACGCGGCGGAGGTGGGATTCGAGGCCGTCGCCGCGGTCGCGTTCGGCTCGGGTCTGCTCCTCGGCGACACGCTTGTCCTCCTCGGCGACATGCTGCGCGTCCTCGGCTTGCTGCTGTGCAATGCGCGCGTTGTCGAGGTCGCGGCGGGCCCGGAACAGCAGTACTGACGTTGGAAGAACATCGGTGCTCACTGGTCCTCCTGCTGGGTGTCGGTGGGTTCGGGTGGCGGCGGCGGTGGAGTGGCGTGCTTGCGTCCTCCACGACGGCCAGGACGGCGACGCTTCGGCGGGGTCATCAGGCGGCCCCGGCCGCTTCGGCCAGGAAGTAGGCCTGGAGCTGAACCGGCAGGTGGCTCCACCAGACGCGTTCGGTGTCGAGGTCAGGTCCGACTGGACGTGGGGCGATCTGGGTGTAGCCCTGGGCGCGGCCGTCCAGGCCGCCGCATGAGCAGGTCACCTCGACGCCGCCTTCGTCCAGGCCGATGGTCTGTGGCAGGTGGGCGTCGAGGTAATCCACGTGCGCCGGGCAGAACTGCAGTGTGAACACCCCGCGGCTGGGGTCGTCCACGCTGTACCGGATCGCCTTGGTGAGGTGCCCGGTCGACGAGAGGAATCGCCACCCCGCCGGAACGGCGGCGGCGAGGAGCACTTCCCCGGTTGCAGCACAGTTGGGGTGATCGCACGTGGCGAAGGTGGTGGTGGTGTACATGAGCTCTCCTTGGGGGGGGGGGGGTGTCGAGCCGCGCCCCCCCCACCGCCGGGTTTCAGGTCAGGTGGTCTCGCAGCACGTCCAAGACAGGCCGCATGAACTCGGGGTCCCTCGCCAAGTCCGCCTCGATCTCCCGCCACAGGCGAGAAGCCGGAGGCTGCAGCGGGGCCGGAGGCAACAGGCCGATCAGCACGTCATGCGCGGACCGGAAATGCGCCGCAATGGGATCGGTGTCGACGGCCGTGTCGAACACGAACGCCTCATCGTCGGGCTCCTGCTCGCGGAAGAACTTCCAGAAGCTCACCGGTCCCTCCAGTCATCCGTGGGCCACACGGACCAGGACGCATCCGAATCCGCGTGACGCCAGACCGCAGTGATCACAGCCGTCGCGAACGCGGAAGCGAAGCAAGCGAAGAAGAGAGTCATCACCAGGACCCCCGCTCGCGTTCGTCGCCGTTCGGGTCGAACGGGCCCCACGAGGAACCGCCGTGGTGGCAGACCCGCTTCGCCGCGGTGTCCTCGGCGCTGCGAGCGGACCGGACCCGGCCCTCCTCGAACACCAGGAGCGCAATGACCGCGGCGGCAGCGAGGATCATCGACGGGAGCGCCCGCGGCGAGTACACGGCGATCTGGGCGATCACCAGCAGGGCGAAGGCGCCCAAGGCGAGGCGGGTCACGACACGCCCCCGTCCACGACTTTCACGACGTCGTCGAAGACCGCGGCGGCCTCAACCTGGGAGTCCGAGGACAGGACGGCGTCCGCGCGGGCCCGGAGCGCCTGCGCCCCAGCGGCCAAATCGGCGATGAGCTTCAACATCTGCTGCGCGCCCTCACGGGTGCCCATGAGAGGGAGCGCCCGGGCGATCGCCCGGACATCCGCGCCCATGTCGGCGACGAGCTCCACCGTGGCGGCCTCGCGTTCGTCCAAGACCAGGTGCGCGGTCACGAACGACTCGTGCACCTCCATGGGTCCGGTCAGCCGGTAGCCCTTCGAGCGGAGCTTGTCCATGGCCGTCTCGGCGGCGGCGGCGAGGCCGGCGCGGGTCTGGAAGTCGAACACCTCTTTGACGGCGACGGGTCCGGTCGAGGCGACGGTGACATGGTAGTTGGGGGTAAGCAGCGAGTGCTCCCGGCGGACCACGAGTTCCAGTTCCGCCGTAGCCGGGTGCGCTACGACCGGTCCCGGGGACCAGTGGCCCGCGTTCGGGTTGGGGGAAACGGTCATCGGGCACCGCCTTCGATGCCGAGCGACCGGCGGCCGTTCGGCAGCCCCTCGACCAGGCCGTGCATGACCGTGTACGCCTCGGAGACGGTGAACGACGCGTTCGTGACCCCGTCGCCGATGTGGACCGTGTCCTCGGCGACTTCGACGTACGTGTGCGGGTCGGACTTCCCGCCGACCGCAGCGATCGCCGCGTCGACCAGCTGACGGGCGCGGACCCCCGGCAGGTAGGTGGCCTGGTAGCGGTCCAGCTCGGCGAGCGCGTTGCGGGACCGGGCCACGGCCACACGAAGGGCCTCGACCTCGTCGCACAGCGACTCCAGGATCCCGGCGGCATCCGCCAAGTCCGGGGTGCCGGCGCGGACGGCGTCGATGTCGACGCGACCGTCCTCACGCCACCCTTGCCGCGCCTCGGCGGGTCGGTTATCGTTCTGGTTCATCGGGGCATCTCCTTCGCTGGTCTTGCCCTGTCAGAGGTCTCAGCCGTGCTAGCGGTCTGAGGCCTCGTTTTCTGTCGGGGGCCCGGACGGATTTGAACCGTCGACTTCTCCTTGGAACACCGAAACGAAATCGCGTGCGGAGCGCTCTACCCAGCTGAGCTACGGGCCCGGCCTCTCCACCCCCGCGAGCGGAGAGGCTGTTCAGTTGTGTGGTGCGTTGCGGTGGAATCCGGTTGATGAAGTTGTGGGCTTGAGCGGGGCCCTCGTCCCCCTCAGTCCGAGGGCCCCAGTGGGGGAATCAGGTAAGTGACTCGACCCCGGATCCCGACCTAATGCGCCACCCCAAGCGCAGTCGGGACGTTTGGAGTTGTCTTTCGTTTCGGCGGAGGGGAAGTCGTCGGCCTCGAACCTGCACCGCCTGCCGGATGAGTGCCGCCAGCGCGGCGGGGATGCCTCACCCCGCCTGCACAGGTCGGAGACGGTGCTCGTCGATCGAAACGACCTCAGCCGCCGGGTGGTAGGCCTTCCGGAGATAGGCGTCAATAGCGGCACGGGGGATCAGGATCTTGCGGCCGATCCGGTAATGCCCCAGTTCCGGATCCATCTCCACGGGCACACCGTCGACGATCCGGATGGGGATTTCGCAGAGGTCGTAGACCGTCTGCACGTTGACCTTCAGGAGCTTGGCGGTCTCAGCCGGCGTCAGCACCTCGTTAGGGACGTTCGCGTGTGTGTTCATCATTTCTTCTCCCGGTAAAACAGGATCCTGACATCAACGTCAAGCAGCTTCGGGAGCTCGTAGATGAGCTCTGCCGAAGGGCTGTTCACGCCCTTACGCAGGCGATACACAGTCGTGGGGGTAGTTCCGATGGCATCGGCGCGCTTGACGTCGGTGTCCCAACCCTTTTCGCAGGTCAAGCGGACGAATAGTCCTTCATCGAGAAGGATCCGTCCCTGGGTTTCGCCGTCGGTTTGCATACCACGATCCTAGATCTTCTCCAGAGAAGATTACAAGGCTGTACGGGTCATACTTTCGGTCAACTTGCCAGGAGGATAGGGTGACCCGCCGAGAAGACGCGTGCTCTACCATTACATGCATGCAGGACGTCAAAGCTCTCAAATCTTCCCCTGGGAATAGGGGCAGCGACAGGGAAACGGCAGGTCGCGGCCCATCAACGAGGTCAGACGGCCGGTCCCTGGCGCGGAAGGTGTCGACTAGAGTCGTACACGTGGGTAATGATTTGAGCCGGAGTGACGCTGAACGTCGAGCTGACCTCTCCGCCTACATCACACACATCCGCACGCGCGCCGGGTACTCCACCGACGTCGAGCTGGCCGCCGCCATCCAAGAAGCCGGCAACCCGAAGTTCAACGCGTCCATCCTCTCCAAGTGGCGAACGGGCGCATCAGACACCAGCATCGACAGTCTCAGATGGATCGCCCTGGTGTGCAAGGTCCCGCCCATCGACCTGTTTCTCAAGGCCGGCCAGATTCTTCCGAGCGACATCGGTAGGAAGCCGGTCCACCCCGTATACGACGACCTTGCCGAACTGGAACTGGATCTCGCGGGCAGCCCCGTCAGAGAACTCCGGGAAGACGAGCTGGTCTACCTCCGGAGGCACGCTTCGTCTCTGCTGGCGGACGTCAGGAAGCGCTTCGTTGAGTTGACACAGGCTGCTGCGAAACCGCGTCGTCGACGGGCGGCCGGCTAAACCTGTAAATCATCCGAACGGATGAAGTCTTTCCGGTACCCATCGAACACCGTGTGTGACAACATGAGAAACCGACGGGTCCGCAACACCCCACCCACAACCCCTAACCAGGGTGTGAGGAGTAGTTGCCATGCCTACCCGCATCGTTTCTGCCGGACTCGGACTCAGCCTCATCTTCGCCACCTGTGAGACCTACGGCGCCGCAACCGGAGAGACCATCCCCCAGCCTGTCCGCGTCTGGATGGTCGGGTTCACCTTGTCGATCGTGGTCATCGCCGCAACGCAGGTCATCCTCGAACGTCTCGACAACCTCAAGTCCACCAATGCCGTCATCCAGCGCGCTGACAGCGACTACGAGGAAACCAAGAAGCGTCTTCGCAGCGACGGGGACGTCACCTACCTCTACCCCGAGGAGTAGCCATGCCCCGTGGTGGCAGAAAACAAGAAGATCTCGTCGAGCCGCAGACCCGCATGTTCCTCGGGTCAGACGGGCAGTGGCATGCTTTCATCCCGGTCGGGTTGAAGGCCAACGGCTCGGCCGACCGTCGGCACCGCCAGGCCCCCACTCAAGAGGAGCTCACCAAGAAAGTCCTCGAGGTCGAGCAGACCGTTGAACGCGGGGACATCGTGCTCGCGGCCAGGTCGCCGAAGTTCATCGACTGGCTGAACGAGTGGGTCACCGACATCGCGCCGATCAAGGCCCGCTACAGCACTGTAGAGCGCTACAAGGTCGACATCCGTAACTACCTCGGACCGAACCTCGGCCAATGGCGGCTGACGGAGCTCCGTCACCACCACTTCGCGAATCTTTACAAGAAGTTGCACGCAGACGGGCTCTCGCCCTCGACAATCCACAAGGTCCACCGGGCCGCCTGCGCAGCCCTAAACAAGGCGGTCCTGTTCGGCTCGGCCAGGACCAACCCGGTCCCCGCCGCGGCCGACGCGCTGCCGGATATCGACGTCGACGCCGTCGAGCCGCTCGACACCCACGAGGTGCAGGCGATCGCGAAGGAGCTTGGGACGCGACGCAACGGCGTCCGCTGGCTCCTAGCGATGCTCGGGCCCCGGCAGGGCGAGGTGCTCGGCCTGAAGTGGTCGGACGTCAACTGGGACACCGGCATCATCAAGATCCAACGCAAGCTCCAGAAACGCACCTACGAGCATGGGTGTGCGGACCCGCGGGCATGCGCGGCACGGCGCTGCATTCCGGCCGGCGGCTGTCCGCTCAACTGCAGTTTGCGGCGGTGGGAGCATGGGTGCCTGGATGCAAGGGTGTGCGCGGCCAAGAAGTGCAACCGGCCACTGTACCCCAGCGATGTCAAACGGGGTGTAACCGTGGAACCGTGCCCGACCGGGTGCACTGGTCATGAGCGGACGTGCCCCGAGCGCCGCCGCAGTGCCTGCTCGCGGGAGGCGCACCGCCAACCCTGTCCGGTCGACTGCACCGGGCACGCCCGCCACTGCCCCGAACGTAAGGGCGGGCTCCTCTTGGAGGAACCGGAGGAGTCTGCCGAGACCGAGGCGCGGCCCGGCCGGCGCAAGGGGCAGCGCAAGTCCAAGCGGGACTTGCGGCCGAAGTCGAAAGCGGGGGAGCGTCGGCTCCCGCTGCCAGCGTTCCTGATGGACGAGCTCCGTGAGCACCGCCGGGCACAGGAAACCGAGCGGGCCCTGGCGGGGTCGAAGTGGATGGGCCTTGACCTGATCTTCGCGACGCCGTTCGGGGCACCGATCCATCCGTTCACCGACTGGGAGGAGTGGGGCGAGATTCTCGACGCTGCTGGCGTGGAATACATCCACCCGCACGGCGCGAGGCACTCGGCGGCGACGTTCCTGGGTGCTGAGGGCATCGACCCTCTCGTGGTGATGGCGATCCTGGGGTGGTCGAGTCCGGACATGGCGAAGCGGTACCGGCACATCCCCGACGCGATCTTGCAGGCCGCGGGGAACCAGCTCGGCACGGCGATGTTCGGGGATTTTGCTACGGGCGCTGCTACGGGGCCATCGGACGGGTCGTGAAATGCGAAACGGCACTCCGCGAAGGAGTGCCGTTTCTGCTGGTCAAGCTTGGTATGGCTGGTAGCCCGGGTGGGATTCGAACCCACACTGTACGGGTTTTGAATCCGGCCGCACGAACCAGCTGGGTCCCTTCTGGTGTCGGCTGCTATCTATGACCAGCGGTTTCGCTTTCTCGGCTGGTTCAGATAGACCCAGTTGGACAGGCTGGAAACCAGGGAATTGCTACGAGCGCTGCTACGGGACGCAAATTCCCGCGCCTGCAAAAACTGGCATACATTAGGCAACCCTAATCTCTAGCGCAGCGGCTCTTAAGAGAGTAAACAGAGGGAGGGCTCCTGGCCGTCGACGGGACCGCAACGTCATGGTCGGCTGGCTGGGAGCCCCCGCTCTCCCCGTCCCCTACCTCATCCCCGCCGGGGTCGCGGGCTGCCGGAACACATAGTGTCGCATGTCCGACACTTTCCGGTCCACCGTTGACGGGGCTTCGTCGCACAAACTGTCCAAAGCCCGTTTACATAGTTACATAGAAATGTCTACGAAGCCCGCAACCTTTGGCCCCCGGACACGAAAAACCCGACCGCGCAGGTAGGTTGCGCGGTCGGGCCCTCCATCCCGTTAGGGCGGAGCTTTGGGGAACCCGACCGTGTCATCTTCCGAACACGGCCGGGTTCCATTGCCCGGACCTCCCCACCGAGGGCCAGGCGGGCCGTCGCGTCCCGGGGGAGACGACGTCCCTGTGGGTCAGTCTGTGTGCGTCCAGCAGGACGCGCAGCGGACGATATCTCATCTCCACCGACATGTACAGGCCTGTACAGACCTCATCGTCTGTGGGGTGAGCGAATCAGTGGGCAGACAGATATCGATCTATGTCAGGGCGGACGACCTCGAGTTGTGGCGGCGCGCCGAGGCGTATGCGCGCGACCGCCGGATGCCGACCAGTGGCCTCGTGATGCTCGCGCTCGAGCGCTACCTCGACGCGGAGGATTCTGAGGCCGGTAAGGGCGACGTGTCCCGCTAGCTATGGCCCGGCCGGTGTGCGGACACCGACCGGGCAGGACCCGTCCGCATACTTCACGAGCCCTCCGGGAAGCCCCGGAGCTTAGGCCCGGCCCCGCACGAGCCAGGCTCGTCCACCATCGCGGGGCCGGGAGAGTGGGCCGCCGCGCCACGTCAAAGCGCGGCGGCCCGGGAGGTCAGCTTCTGAACCAGACGCGCTCGCCTGGACGCGGCCTGGGGCGCGACGGCCGGCGGTGGGCATCGCGGATCGCCTGGGATTCGACGTACGGCTGGCACTTGCCCGCAACGATTTTCCCGTTTCCTTCGCGGTAGCAGCCTTTGCACCACCACCCGCCCTCGGCGAGGTCGTGGTCCCGCAGGGTCTGCTTGGCCCACGCGGCTACGGAGGCGGACAGGTAGATGGCGGTGCTCACGCGGGCGCCCCGGTGATCGACTCGCGGAACTGTTCGAACGCATCGCGGAGTTCGATCCATGCGAGGGAATCTTTCGGGGCGTTGGCGCTCATGATGAGGCGCCCGTCGCGAACCATGCCGAGCCCAGTCCCGGTGTCGACCCGCTTGAGCCAGACCACTTCGCCAGCGAGACTGGTGACGGACTGGTCGGCTTCGACTTCAATGCCTCTCCAGGGGAACTGTCCGAGGATCACGGCACACCCCCGGTCTTGCGGAGGCGGTCGTGCCAGGCCTGCTCGGAGTGCGCCAAGATCTCAGCGAAGGACTGCGGGGGCCGCCAGCGGTGCAGGAGTCGGTGGATGACGACAACGAATCGAGTGACAGCTGGAGTCATCTCTGGTCACCTCGAAGGAAGGCCCCCAACGCGGACCTGAGTTCGTCACTGTCGACGGTGACGCCGGCAGCGAGGCGGAATCCCCAGCGGTCGCTGGTGGCGATTTCCGTTTCAGGTTCGGGTTTGACTCGGTCGAGGCGGGTGATGATGCCGTGCGACAAGGTGCGTCTGACCTGGATGGTCATGTTGTCGAACTGGAAAGTCCCCAGGACGCGGAGGGGGGTGTTCTCGCCTTGCGGTGTCTGGCCTTGGGCCATTAGGCTGGGTGGCGCCATCAGAGCCTCATCTCTGGTCGGCGGGGGCGGGACGCCGAGCAGTTACCAAGCCGAATCGGCGCCCCGCCGTACTTCAGCCGCGCCAGCGAGTGGCGGCGGCCATACCTCGACGGTAGGACATCAAAAGCGTTGCGTGAAGGATGCCTGCAACTTTCAATTTGATGCCATCAGGCTGATGTGTCGCCGAGATACTTGATTTCACCCTGAAAGATGTCAGACTGATGGGATGTCTAGTTATCCTCGACATCTCACACGCGACCTTCTCGGCAAGCGGCTCAGGGAATTCCGGCAAGCAGCGGGCATGAGCCTCGCCGAGGCGGCAGAGAAGACCGACATCTCCGAGGCCAAACTCTCGAAACTCGAACGCGCCGTCAACAACTCCGTCAAGCTCCCGGACGTCTTCGCCTGCGCGCACGTCTACGGGCTCTCGCCCGAGGAGACGACCCACCTGACCGAACTTGCGAAGGGCGCCGACTCCCCGTCCTGGTTCCACCCGTATGACGTGCCGCGTGAGTTCGCGAACTTCCTGGAGCTGGAGGGCGCGGCCAACAGCCTCCACATCTACCAGGACCAGTACGTTGACGGGCTCTTCCAGACCGAGCTGTACGTCGCGGCGCTGCGCGAGATGCGGCCCGACACGAAGGGCGGGCCTGACGACGGCCTCCGGATCGAGCGGCAGGACGCCGTCCTCAATCGGTCGACGCCGCCGGCCATCGTGTACGTCACCGACGAAGCGGCCCTGCGGCGCGAGGTCGGCGGCCCCGAAGTGATGCGCGGGCAGGTAGACCGCCTCATCTCGATGGACGAGCGCGACCACATCAACATCTACGTGATCCCCTTCGAGGCCGGAGCTCACCCGTCCATGCACGGTGCCTTCCGGCTCATGTACTTCGACGGTGTCTTCCCGGCGACGGTCTATCTAGAATCACTCCACGGGAGCCACTACGAGTCGGCCGAGAAAGATGTTCGGCAGTACGAAGGGGCCTTCCACCGGACGCGACAGCCGAACCTGGCTGTCCCGATCAAGGAGTTCATGAATGGAAACTACAGGCTGGCGTAAGTCCAGCAGGAGCAGCAATTCGGGGGACCAGAACTGCGTCGAGGCCCGCCGGGACGAGCGATCGTTCCAGGTCAGGGACTCGAAGCTGGGCGAAAGGTCCCCGATCTTCGACCTCGACGCCGAGGAGTTCGCGAGCCTGTTGGGCGCCGCCCGGCGATAACCTCTGGCCCCACCAGCGGCAGACCGGACGACGCCTTCTCGGCTTGGTAATGAACAGCGTAGCGGCCCGCCCCGACGAATGGGGCGGGCCGCTACGTGCTTGGGAAGACTGATTCACCCGTCGTTGTTGCATAACTTATGTAAGTCATGTAGTGTCGACGCATGGACACGATCAAAGCCTCCGAACTCCCACGCAAGGCCGCCGAAGTCCTCCAGGCCGTCCGCACCGGAGGCACCGTGGTCATCACCCACTACGGCAAACCCATCGCCCAGATCACGCCCTACGAGGAGCCCGCCATGCCGACCGTCACCGCCGAAGTCCTGCGCGAGCTGTCTGAGGTCGACGCCCGCCGAGAGAGCGGCGACGCCTACCGGATGGTTCTCGCGGTCGACACCGATGGGGACTTCGACATCCTCGCCCGTGGCGACGCAGAGGACCGCGGCTTCCGCATCGTCACCGATGCCGGGGCCCTGGAGGCATACGTGGGTGGCGAAGAGGACGAGCACACCGAGGACCTCTACGCCTCGTTTGCCGACGAGCTGAACACCGAGTTCAACCGCTAGACACGACAACGGGCAGCCCGGTTCACCGACCAAAGTTCCCCGGGCCGCCCTCTCCCATCCGAAACAGGAGTAAACCAATGGTAGACGTCTTGACCCTCGACGACCTCGACAGCCTCACCCCGCAAGAGCTCCAAGAGCGCGCCCGAAGCACCTACCTCGCAAACCTTGAACTCGGCTACCAGATGACCGGCGCCGAGCTCGGCGAGAAGCACAAGCGCTCCGAACGGTGGGGCCGAATGCGCATCGCCGAAGCCACCGCCGCCGACGAACCCAGCCCCGTCCTGCCGGACACCGAGCCCTCCCTGCCGCCGGTCTGGACCCCGCCCGCCGCGGCGCCCGAAGCGTCCGCCCCGGAGCCTGCGGAACCGTCGCTCCCGCCCGTCGTGACGCCTCCGGCCGAGCACGAGCCTTCCCCCGCTGCCGCCGTGGAGGCGCGGCAAGCCGAGGCCTCTGCCGCCGTTGCCGTGACCCGCCAGCCCATCACGGTCTGGCCAGTGTGGATGCTCATGCTCCCCGCGGCCGTCGCGATCTGGTCCGGGTGGGTCGGCCTCGGCGAGATGGCCGGATTCGGGCCCGTCCGGCTCCTCCCCGGTATCGCTGACCAGGTCGTCATCAACTCCGCGATCACGCTCCCCATCGGCATGGAGGTCTACGCCGCCTACGCCCTCTACGTGTGGCTGTCCGGCAAAGCACGAGGCAGGGCCCGGAGGATGGCCCGCACGTCGGCGATTGCCGCGCTCGTCGTCGGCGCTGCCGGGCAGATCGCCTACCACGTGATGGCCGCCGCCGGAGTCGGTGTCGCGCCGTGGTGGATCACCGCCGGAGTCGCCTGCCTGCCGGTGGCAGTCCTCGGCATGGGCGCGGCACTCGCCCACATGGTCCGCGCCGATACCGACTCGGTGGTTGCCTCCCCCGCGGTAACCCTGGAAGGATAAGCCGATGACCGACCAGGATCTCATCGCGTTCCTCCGTGAACGCTTCGACGAGGAGGAAGCCGCCGCGAAGCTCGTTCCCCGCCCCTACCGGCTCTACATCAACTCCGAGGGGGTCATGGCCGAACCTGCAGTGAACGGGTGGCCCGAGGGCGATGGCGAGTACCAGAAAGACGCAGACGGCAACGACGTGCTCCCCAACCAACGCAACCCCTACGCGCTGCTGTACGACCCCGATAAGACACTTCGCGAGATCGCGGCCAAGCGGAAGCTTCTGGACCGTTTCCGGCGGGCTGTGACGTTGCGGTCGCATTCCGGCGGGAAGAAGGTAGGCGATAAATACTACGCGGCGCTGGGGCCCGTCTTGGAGGTTCTGGCCGCCGCCTATTCCGACCATCCGGGATACCGCTCTAATTGGATCGAGGACTAGCCGTGTCCTTGCGCTCCTGCGGTTTCCGTAGACGCTAGCGTGACGACACGCTGGGGCCTCCCTGATCGGTGGGATCGAGCAGTGGACTCCCGGCCACAGCGATAGGCCCCCGCTTCCTTCCGGAGGCGGGGGCCTTCGCGCCGAACCCATCGTACGCTCAGAATGTGGACCTACCTGCACCGATGCTACCCACAGCGGGTCCGCTTCCCACAGGGCCAGCCTGGGCGCACGAGATGAAGTGGGACGGGATCCGGGTCATTGCCGGATCCCGCGGCGGCCAGCTGCGGATGCAGACCCGCCTGGGAAACGACGTGCCTCCCTCGATATTCCCTGAGCTTGGCACGATCGCCGAGGCTTTCGGCGATGTCATCCTGGACGGCGAACTCACCGTGTTCGACGGTGAGCTGCCTGATTTCGGTGCCGTCATCGGCCGGCTCCGAGCGCGTCCAGGGCGGGCCGCAGCGCTCTCCGAGACGCAGCCCGCGACGGCGATCGTGTTCGACGTCCTGCGCCTGGACGGCGTCGACCTCCGCGGCCAGTCGTACGTCGAGCGGCGCGCGATCCTCGAAGACCTTGAGCTGCCCCCGGCGTGGGTGGTGCCGCCCTCGTTCAGCGACGGCCCCGCCGCGGTGGCGGCCAGCCTCGAGCACGGCTTGGAGGGCGTAGTCGCGAAGAAGCTGACCAGTAAGTACGTCAGTCGCCGCTCCCGCGCCTGGATCAAGCACAAGCATGAGGGGATCATCGACGCCGTCGTCATCGGCTGGCGTCGGACCTCCGCCGGTGGGGTCTCGCTGCTCCTTGCCGAGCCGGGCCCGGGCGGTCTGGTCCACACGGGCCGCTGTACCGCTCCCCGCTCGCTCCTGGAGGTGTTGGAGCCGCTGTCCGTGACGTCGCCACCGATAGCCGTTGCCGCCGCGCCTCTTGGCGTGCAGTGGGTGCGCCCAGTCTTGCAGGTCGAAGTGACCGCGGCGTCCAGGTCACCGGGAGGCCGCCTGCGCCATCCGCGGTTCGTCCGGGCGCGGCTCGACCAGCTCGGGTAGATCCGAACACAACGAAGCACCCGCTCCGTATTAGAGCGGGTGCTTCGTTGTTCGCTACTTACGGTTCCGCTTCGGCCGTGACGTCCCACCAGAGGATCGGTTCAACGACCGCCACACTTGGTCGAACAACGGCCGGTGCCGCTCCTGGTACTGCGCCACGGGCACCATGTGGCGCCCGACAAGGTCGACCATCGATGGAGGCTCTGCCCCGAAGGCACCGATGTATTTCTGCTTGAGCGCCTTGCCGAATGCTCCGCAAACCTTTCTGGTCTCGGCGTCCTTCAGGCCGAGTTGCTGAAGGTAGGTCGAGACCGTCAGCGGTTTGGCCTGCTCGTCGTAGTCCGGTTCCTCACCGAGGACACGGCCAGCGAGCTGACGGCCTTTCGTGTCCAGCCAGCCAGCGTCCACGACACCACCGAGCGCTGCGAGCACGGCAGCCTGTTCAGCTGGTGAGTACCGCGGGTTGACCGCGACGCCTTTCGTCCAGTACTGCTCGATGGCGTCGGCCACCTCGGACTGGTATGCCACGAGCAGTGGTCGAGCTGCTTCGGCCACGCGTCGCTCATCGATAGTCGCCAGCAGCATTAGGAACGTTCGGACGTCGCAGGTGACAATCTGCCGCCGTTGCGAATCGCCGGGGAGCTGCACCAGGCTCTGGCTGGTGCAGGCCCATGACCTGGTACGAAGTTTCTCGATCTGGGTCCATGGGTCCACGCCGATCGACTCGAGCGCGGGTTTGAGTACCACGTGCGGCTTGCCGTCTACGTCGACGGCAAGGATCTCGCTTCCGTGGAATGGGATGTGGACGACCTCTTTGCGAGGTTTGTTGCTGCCCTGATGCGGGCTCGATGCAGTGTTATCCTGCAACATGATGATGCTCCATGAGCTAGATGAATCAACGGAGATCTCTGCCCGGCGTCGAGTGCCAGCTCGCGTCGGGCTTCTCCATGTCTTGGTCCGGCGCTGCGCCGGGCGACATGTGCGTTCGTGAACTTCCCCCTGTACTTCCCCGTGTAGAGTTTTCCGGCCCGCCGGGGAAGTAGTGGCGGGCCGGAGTCGCATCCGGGAGCTACCCGGATGGTCGAGACGGCGGCGATGCGAATCGCGGCGGTCTCCGTCAGCTTACCAGTCGGGGGCGACGCGGGAAAGCGGGCCGACGGTCGCCGGAAACTGTCGGTTCCCGGCGACTGTCGACATTCCCGTGGTTTCCCTAGGTATCCCTTTGATTCCTACTTCTGCTTAATATGCGTACTCCGCATACTGCTGTGTCAGCTGGTTAAGCTGCGTAAACACGGTATTCTGCATCCACTCGTTGGCGTGTAAATAGACCCTGTCGACGCCGATACAGTCGCTGGCTTGGCTGGAGCCGCTGGTTTGGATGGAATGGATGGAGTGGTTACGCAGAACTGTGTCGTCGTCTACTCCTATACGCGTATGTAGGCACGCGTCAATGCGCGTCAATGTGCGCAGTTGCGATTCGATGCGGGCGGTTTGCGATGACCAACCGGGCATTTGTTAACTCTTGCACCAGCTAGATCCACGACCGAGTGCCGTTCACGGCGAACAGTCCGTTGACGAGGGGCGCGACGAAAGCCGGCCGCCGCCGTGAGGCAGCGACCGGGCTTCGGCTCGTTCGGGTGTGGCTACTCGTCGGCGAAGCCGTTCGTCCGCCGGTCGGCAGTCGCCTTGGTGGGCGTGTGCACGGCGGCCATGCCGAGACCGGCCTCGCCGACGGCGAAGACGGCGACGAGCAGACCAGCCACGAGCCCTGACATCTCGATGGTGATCAGGCCTAGCGCGACGAGGATCGGCAGGATCGCGAGGGCAATGCGGTACAGGTAGCCGCGGGTGGGCTGGGACATGACTTCTCCTTGTATATTCGTACACGTGTCGGAAAATGTTGCTCTGTTGATCCTCGACCACGAAGCGCCGGGCACCAGGCGTCTCTGGAGATCCCGGGAGCACGGGTACTTCGGTCGCTGGCGTGACTGCACCGTCGAGGCCGGGCAGCTCGACGACGGCCGGTGGTGGGTCAGGCGGGTCGCTCACCCCGTGGTCGGTGAGTTCTGGGTCGAGCTGTACGACAGCGAGCGGGCCGCCCTGAAGATGGCGCGGGCGGTCATGGCTGATATCGAGCCAGCACTCATCGCGGCCGGGTGGCGGCCATTCCAGGAGAGCTAGTCCGGCGGCGTCTCGCCCTGATCGGTGACGATGCACGCGATGATGTCGACCGCGCCGCCAGGAGTCACTACTGTCAGAGGGCCGCGAGGCGCCTCGGGCGGACAGGGCAGCCCGTACTCGTCGATGTACGCCTCGATCTCGGCGCGGATCTCCTCTTTGGTGGGCGGGCGACCGGGTTCTCCCTGCGCGCCATCGGTTCCATCGGTGCCGTCCTGGCCGTCCGTTCCAGGAGGCCCGGGCGGGGGCGGGTTCGCGGCCAGATAGTCGGCGAGGGCGGCGTAGACCTGATCGTTGAGCGCGCCAGGGTTCTCGGCGAGGAGGGCAGCGAACGCCTCGGCGAGTTCGGCCGCCGACAGCTCCCCCTGGTAGGGGTGCTCGGCGAAGTGCCGCGCGACCGCGGCATCGATAGCCTCCTGGGACGGGCCCGGTCCGGGAGGCCCTGTCGGGCCAGGCGGACCGGGCTGCGGCGAGTACTCAGGGTCCTCGAGCAGTTCCTCGGGGGCAGGAGCGACGGGATCGCCACCGAGGTCCTCGATCTGCGTCTGTGAATCGCCGAGGGCGGCATAGAGCGCGTCGATCTGCGCGGACTGGCGGTTGTCCTGGGCATACGTCCAGCCGAGCATGAGCGCCGCGACGAGGATCGCCGCAATCGAAATGACGACACGGCGGAGCGGAAGACGGCGAACGTCCCGCCCGCGTTCCTCATCGGCGCGCAGCTCGTCACCTTCGCCCTGAGGCACGCCGTCTACTGGCTGCGGCTCAGTGCTCATGGCGAGCGCTCCCGCAGCTGTGCCAGTTCGACGGCCTGCCGGTCAACCTTCTCCCGCTCCCTCGCGACCTCCTCCGCGCGCGCTGCGGCGGCTCGCGCCTGCTCGGCGGCGACGTCCAAGGCCTTGCGACGCTCCTCGTTCGCTGCGTCCAGCAGGCCCTGCAGCCGCTCGGCGCGGGCCTCGGCCTTATCGGCGCGCGCCTCGGCGTCGTCGATCTCCTTGCCGAGCTGAATGCGGTCGTCACGGTTGAACTTGAGGAGGTAGCCGATGACGAACGCGAGCACACCGAAAACGCCGGTCCCACCGAGCAGTGGCGCGAGCTCGCCCACACGACTACGCGCCAGCCCCGGTCAGCAACTCGCCGATGCGTGCGACAACCTCGTCGGCCGCGAGCTGGCCGGTGCCGACCTGCTGTACTAGGGCCAGGATCTCGGCGTCGCGCTGCGCGGCGGCCGCGTCCCTCGACGCCTCCTCAGCGGCGCGCTGGTCGATCTTGGCGAGGATGCTCTTCGAGTCGATCCCTTTGACCGCGGCGAGGATCGCCTCTTCTCTGAGCCGGGCGGCCTTCTGCTCAGCGACGATCTCCTGGCCGTACTTCAGCGTGTAGTAGTGGCTCGATGAGAGCACGAACGATGCGGGCCACTCCTCGCCGGAGTAACTCACTCCCTGCCCGGTGATCAGGTCGATCTTCTCGTTCCAGCTCATGTCGTCCTCCAGGAGGTCTCGTAGTGCATCGGCGGAGTTGTCGCCGTAGATGCCGTCGATGGTGATGCCGGCACGGCGCTGGAGCTCGCGCACAGCCGCAGTGGTCGCTGGCCCGAAGTCCTCGTCAACCTCGAGACCCGCGTTGATGGCCTCGTTCAGGCCGGTCTGTAGCAGGCCAACATCGGGTCCTGTGTCTCCCTCGCGGAGGACACCAGCAGGCACACCGTCAACGGGCGCGGCAGGTGAAGCTGCGCCCTCGAAGAACCGCTTGAAGAGGCCGACCTTGTCTCGCCTCTCCGAGTCGCGGTGGTAGCTGATGTGGGTGTGGGTAAGGTGCGAGGAGTCGCCGGAACTCCTGCGGCCCAGGCGGTCCCACCGCTTCACGGTCTGCCCGTCCGGGGAGTAAATGACCTCCCGGATGTCCCGCGTATCCGGGGCCCCAGCCGCGCATTGGGCGACAATCCACAGCGACATGCCGCGGAGCGTCTTCCCGCCCTTCGTGAAGTTCCCGATGTCCAGGGCCGAGGCCGCGCCGGTGAGCCCGTTCTCGTCCCGGGCGGACTCGTCTCGGGAGTAGTCGCTTGCGGGGACGTTCGGTTCGCCCTGGTGGTAGCCGCCGCGGTGGTTCTCGTCACCGACAATCCCCAGCGACACCCACGGCAGGCCCGTCACCGCGTGCAGGTAGACCTGGGCGGCCTTGATGGACGCTGGCGCGTACGTCACGGGCTCACCTCGCAGCGGCCGGAGATCCAGATGTTGGACCCGGACGTGTAGTCGGTAGTCGGATCCCACACGTCCGCTGCAGTACCGGCGTCGGAGCCGTCGTTGACCGACCCCTTGATGTAGGAGAACGACAGGCCCACGGACGCGCCGAACACTGCGCCGTACGTGGTCGCGTAGGTGTCGTCAGGGGCGACGATGACCGAGACGACCTCGTCGCAGGCGGGGTAGTGGACCTGCACGGAGGTCGTGGTGACCGCGCCGATGGTGATGCTGTCGGGCTCGTGCGCGGCGTCGTTGATGACGAACCACCCCGCCCCGGTGTTGCGGATGGTGCCGCCGAAGTCCTGGTAGGTCTGCGCCTGGTCGGAGACGTAGGTCGATCCCGCGGCCGGGCCGCCGCCGGGGGAGGCCAGCAGGATCGCGGCGAGCGCGATCAGGATGGTCGCGCCGATGCGGCGGGAGAACCCGCCTCCGGTCCGGCCGGCGACAGGGTACGTGGAAGACATGCGGGCTCCTCTTGCGTTGGTGGAGTTCGAAGATGCGCTACGTGAGGCGGCGGGCGACAGCCCAGCCGTAATCGTGGATCGCCGTCGCTGAGACGTTCGAGCTGTTCTGCGCCCACTTGAGAGTGAGCGTCGACTGCTCGATCCCCGTGGTGACGATCAGCTTTTCGCGGATCGCGCACGGAGCCGGCGTGTTCGCAGTTCCCGACACCCACGCGGAGGTCGACTGCTGGCGGCTGATGATCGTCGTGTCCGACGAGGTCGTGCCAGCGGGCTGCATCGCCTGCGTCATGCGGATAACGGTCGCCCCGCCGGTCACGTCCCACGCGGTGACGATGTCCGACGCGGTCAGGCCCGTCGTGGCGATGTTGAGTTCCACGAGGTAGATAGCCGAGGTTTGGGTGAGCGTCAATTTCAGGTCGGCGTCCCACTGGGGTGTGATCGTCGACGTGTAGGTCTGTTTCCCGCCTTTGAGCGCGACGATCACGCCCTTGTCCTGGAATTTCTTCCCGGTCAGCAGCTCCGAGGCCGTCCACACGAGGGTCATCAGGTGACCCGCTGGGTCATGAGGAACGACATCGCCCCGATGACGACGGCGGTCGCGCTGGAGACGTTCTGCGCCCACTGCATGTGCAGCAGCCCCGCCTCCTCCGTGTAGAGGACGCCTTCCTCGATGATGGACACCGGGGTGGGGTTGATCCCGTAGCTGACGGCGGTGGGCCAGCCGTGCACGGAGACGCGCATGTTGTCGGCGGTGGAGGTAGCGAACGCGGCCTGCCCGAAGTTGTGCCGCCTGCCCTGCGCGCCCGTGGGCACGGAGTAGCCGAGCCGGATGTTGGTCGCGGAGAGCCCTGACACCGAGTAGCAGCCCAGCACCAGGTACGTGGAGTACGGCTCGACGGGCAGGAACAGTTCGTCGTCGAGCTGGTCCACAGCGGAGTTCGTGACCGATTCCGCGACAGTTTTCCATGCGTATGCTGGTTTCCCGAGGTTGTAGCCGTGTGCCGTGAGGATGTCACCTGCTATGAGCGGCATCGCGCTGACCGACATGTCACACCACTCTCCGCGCCGTCATGTACGACCCCGTCCAAACGGTTGTGCCGCTGGCGTTCGCGACCAGTTGCGACCACGTCAATGCGAAGTTCCCCGCGGTGCCAGCAGTGACCAGCCAGACTTCCTCGCGGATCACCGAAGTGTCCGACCCGTCGGTGCCGTACCCGATGCTCGTCGCGATCGGGGCCGACCTGGCTTGGATCTTCGTGTTCTGCGTCGACGTCGTCCCCGTCTCAGGCCCATGCGTGAACCGCTGCCCGGTGGATCCGGCGGGGAACGTCCACTGTTGCTTCCAGTCGGCCGCTGCGGGCCCGGAGGCGATCACGAGCAGCGACACGTGGTAGGTCGCGTTCGCCGCGACCGGGAGCGTCAGGACCGTGTCGGCGACGTTCACCGTCGAGTTCGTGACGGTCTGGTTCGCAGTTTTCACGGCCGACAGGAGCTCACGGTCGTCCAAGAGCGCTTTCGTGGCGACGCTTCCCGCAGTGAGGTACCGGTAGTAGCTCGTCATCACAGGCCCAAATGGTTCGGCTGGAACAAGCCCACCGCAGCTCCTGCGGAGTGGGACTTCACGACCGAGTTGACGCTGCGCGTGACGGTGAACTTCTGCGGGTGCAGCGTCCCGTCAGTGTCGAACTGGACCCCCACCGGCAGGGTGTTGGTATTGCCGGCCACCAGGAGGCAGCGCATCCCCCACACGCCCGCCGCAGTGATCGACGTGTCGTACGCGACGTCCGTCCACTGCGCTGGTTCAGTCGCCGAGGTCCAGATTTTGATGTACAGCCACGGCCCCTGCAGTTTGAACCGCATCCGGTAGTCAGTCGTCGTCGTATGCGTCACCCCCACCAGCGTCTGGGACCGCAGAGTCGTGCCCGTGCCCGCGAGGACCTTCCGCAGCTGCAACGTGACTTGCGCGGTCGTCTCGATCTGCAGCTGCGCCAGGTAGTAGTTGTTGGCGGCCAGGTCCCACCGGGCCGCTGCCCGCACCTGGATGCCCGCGCCAGTGGCGAGAACCGGGACCCGCGCGATGAACGTCCGGTCCATCGACGTCACCGGCAGCCCCGTGATGTAGGTGCTGCGCAGGGAGTTCACCGTTCCCAGCGAGATGACCCCCCGTGTGCCGTTCACGCTGTAGTCCGCTGCAGCGCCGCCCGTGGTCGACCATGCATGCCCGGACGTGGAGGTGCCCCACCCGTTCGATACGGACCGGGTGAACGTGTCCGAGAACGAACCCGCGATCGCGGAGGCCGTCATGCGTTCCCCGCCGACACCGACGTCGAAGCCGGCGCTCGTGGTCCACTCAGGGCCCTCGTACGTCTCCACGTCGAACGTGGTGGCCGAGGAGGTGAGGGCGTTGACCAGACGTGACCCCGCCGTGTCCATCCGCCCGAATTCAGCATGGTCGAGTTCCGCGACCCGGTACCGGGACGCCGGCGAGAGGTACAGCTCGACCGTCCAGGAGTACTGGTCCATCGACTCCTGGTAGCCCTCCATGATCAGGTCAATGTCGTTGACCACGCCGGGGGGCGGATCGGTGATCAGAACCCGGTCCCCGAGTTCGATCGACTTCCAATCGGAGATCTGGCCTGTCGCACCGTGCAGGAGGATCTGGATGCGCGGGTACCGGTAGTCGCCCCGGGTGCCCTGGTAAAGCGTCCACCCGGCATGGTCGGGCAGCCGGTCGGGGCTGAAAATGTTCCGCGACACGGAGAGCTCGTTCTCCACCGCGGAGGCCGATGCGGTCGCGGCGGAGCCCGCGCCCGACACCGTCACCTGTGTCGCCAGGTAATGGTCGTCGTCGTCCTGCTCCAGAATGGCGAAGTCCGCCTGCGTCAACGTCAGTGCGGGAGAGCCGATCGCGTGCGCGTTGAGCAGCGACCGGGACCGATACTGCAGCGACCCCGTCCCGAAGTCTCTGGGTTCGAACAGGATCCCGCCGTCAGCTTCGACCGCGTCATCGATGATGCCGACGATGTTCGCCTTCGGCTGCTCACCGAGCCGCTCGTACATCGCCGTTTCCGCCGACGACGTCGAGACCGAATACATCAGGCCCGACTCTTCGTCGAGGCGGTTCAGGCGGGTGTTCGCTCCCTCGCCGCTGCCGTTGAGGTAGCCGTTCATCGCGTTTGCATACCGGTCCATGACCGTGGTCGACAGGTCATCGTCGTACACGGCGAGATGCCCGAACGCGAACAGGGCCGGTCCGGTCGTCATGGTCGTGGACGGGAACGCCGCTTTCCGGACCCTGCCGAGCGTCTTCCCTGCGATGGTGACGCTGTAGCTCGCACCCTCGTAACGGAGCCGCAGGGCCACGTCCGCGCCGGACTGCGCAGCCCGGACGCCGAACGCGTGCCACTGGCCGTCGCCGGGTTCGATCGTGAGCGCGCCGGTCGCGACCGAGCCGAGCAGCGTGCCGTCCTCGGAGTACACCTGCAGCGTGAACCGGTCAGTCTCCAAGACGAGCCGCACCTGGTCCGGGTCCGTCGACCCTTCACCATGGTTGATGTCCGCGTCCAACAGGACCGTGTTGACCAGCGAGTCCTCATCGGTCTTGAACATTCCGAGGATCGTCCACTGGCCCGTGTTCGTGTACGGCCGGACGATGCCCGTCGCCGACGGCGGGTTGGCTTTCATGAACGAGTAGTCCGATTGCGGTGTCGCCTCCGAACCGGGAGGAGGCGACGAAGCGCCGAGTTCGATCGACCCGCTCACGGTCATTGCGACGCCGTCGGGGAAGAAGGAGGTGCATTCGGTCGCGGCTTTGCCGTCTTCCATCGGCCAGTACTCGATGCAGTTGCCGACCGCCGGGAGATGCGGTGCCGTCCAGTACAGGGGCGAGTGGGCTCCCTGCTTGCCGAGGCGGCGAAGCACACTGTCGGCCGTCACCGACACCCACGAAATCGACGCGGCCGACCCGCCCCACGATGTCGGCAGCTTCGACAGGTACCCCGAGAACCGGGGCGACCACGACCCGCCCGAGTCAGTGGAGACACTGATCCGTACCGGCGTGTTCACCGCCAGCAGCGGGAAATACGGGCTCATCGGGTTCTGGGTGCAGAACCGGCCGCCGTTGTTGTTGAGGTTGAACGTGGCCGTCGCCGGCGACGTCGACCCCGAGTCGTTACGCCGTCCCCGGTTGACAACGACCTTCGTCCCGTTGGCAGTTTGCACGTAGGCGGAGATGTCCGTCCACGACCACGACGCCGGGTCACCGGTGATGTCCGCGCCGAGCGCGATCTCCATCTTGACCTCGAGCGGGTCAGCGGGGAACGCCATCAGCGGGTCCCGAACGCAGCCTGGACGTTCCCGGCACCGCGCACCCGGACGATCTCCTGCAGAGCGCGAGCCATCGGATCAGCGCTGTTCGCGAAGTCGATTCGGACCGTGACGGTGCTGTTGTGCGAAGCCGCCATGCCCGCCATCGGCGTGCCCGTGCTGGTGTTGCGGTCTATGCCCCCCCAAAGGGGGACGCCGCGCCCCGAGTTCACGGCCTCCAGCAGCGACCGGTAGCGCGCGGTCGCCGCCGCGTTGACGATGAATTCGCCGTTGCTGACCCTGATCAAGTTCGCGTCGTCGCGCGGTCCCCCGCGGCCACGGAACATCCCCCCAGTGGGGAATCCCGGAAATCCGCCGTTCGCGAACCCAGGGACATACCCGCCGTCCGCGTACCCCATGGGAGACTCCCCACCCTTCGGGATCCACGGCCGCTGACCAGTAGTCACATAACTCGTCTTGACGGTGGTCTGCACCAGGGAAGGAATCTGGTCGAACGCCGCGGCGTAGTCGTCGATCTGGTCCTCGGTCAACCCAAGCCGCCTCGCCAGAGCCCGGAATTCAGCCTCGAGATCCTCAGCGACCGCCATGGCTTCCTCCTGGGATCCTGTCGACTCGGCTACCGCCGACACCTGGTCGAGGTAGGCGCCGATGAGGTTGCGGACGGTCTCCCGGTTCGACAGAGCGGACTCGGAGTTGCCATCGATCGCGAAGCCGTTCTCCTCGAATTCGGCCGTTGCCGCATTGACGATCGACGCCACCGCGTCCTCGGCCTCCTCGACACCGAACAGGGTCTCCGTGATCTGCCGCAGCGCCTCGTCGAGTTCCTGAATCCCCGCCTTCGCCGCCGAGGCCGCATCGGTGGAGACATGCAGCTGTTGGGCGTACAACTGCGTTGCCGCAGAAGCGCTCTCGGTCGCGGCCGTTCCACCCTCGGTGCCGAGACGCAGATTCTCTGCCCGGTCAGCGGCCTCGTCGTACGTGCCCTGCAATTCACCCAGCTGGCCGTCGAGGTAGTCGACCGCGTCGGCCTGGTTCCACTCCTCGTCCGTCATCTGCCGGAACTCGTCGCCAGTCTCGCCCGATGCGGCGCGCAGCTCGTCGTAGTAGGCTTTCTGCTCAGCCAGGGCGTCAGTGCCGTTCAGGACCGAGTCGACAAGCTCGGACTGGGAAATCCCGAATTCCTTCGCGGTATCGAATGCTCCTTCGGCTTCAAGCTGGTTGGAGATCCACGCCCGCGTGTTCTCGGTGACCGCGCCCGTCTGGGCGTCGAACGTCGCCGACAGTTCGTCGGTCTCGGCCTGCGTCTTGCCCATCTCGGCTGCGAAGACCCCGATGATCGCGATGGCGCTGCCGATCGCAGCCCCCCACGGTCCCGTGAGGATCCCGGCGATGCCGCCAAGCGCTCTCTTCGCCATCAGGGCCCGGCCCGTCCCCATCTCAGTGAGCGCGACGTTCAGGGCGTGCACTTTCGGAACCGCGATGATCGCGGCCCCGCCAAGGATCGTGATCGCAGCACCGGCCGCGCCGACCCACACCGCGGCTTGCTGCACCGGCTTCGGGAACCCCGAGAACGCCTGCACGGCGCCAGTAGCGGCCTGCGTCATCGACCGAAGCACATCGTTCGCGCCCGAACCCGACTGAATCAGGGCCGTGTCGAGCGTCGATTTGAGCGTCTTCAAGTCGCCGTTGAGGTTGTCGAGACGATCGGCCGCAACCTCGGCGGCGTACCCGGAGTCGTTGACCGCCAGGTTCCAGTCCGTGATTCCCTGCGACCCCTCCGTGTACAGCACGTTCGCCGCGCGCACCGCATCTGCCCCGAAGATCGTGGCAAGCGCGGCGTCCCGCTCGGCCTGCGTGAGGCCCTGCATTTGGCTCTTCAACTGCCCGGCGAGATCAGTGAGGCCGACGAAGTTCCCGGCCGCGTCGTAGGCGTTGATGCCCAGGTCCTCCATGAGCGTCGACGCTTCTTTGGAGGGGTTCGCGAGCATCATGAGCATCGTCTTGAGGGAGGTACCGGCATCCGAGCCGATCAGGCCCGCCGACGCGAACGCCGCCAGCGCCCCCGTGCCGTCCTCGATCGACACACCGAACTGGTTCAGGACAAGACCCGACTGCTGAAGAGCCATGCCCAAGTCGGCGACTGAGCCCAGCGACTTCCCGGCCGCCGCGGCGAGCAGATCCGCGACATGCGGGATCTCGTCGCCCGACAGCCCGAACTGCTGCATTGCCAGGGCCGCGATCTCGGCGGCGTCCGCAACAGTGATCGCCCCAGCGGCGGCGAGTGACAGCGCTCCGTCGAGGCCACCGTTGAGGATGGCCGCTGTGGAGATACCGGCCTTGCCGAGCTCTTCGATCGCCTGCGCTGCTTCCGTAGCACTGAACACTGTCGACTCGCCAGCAGCGAGGGCGGCATCGCGGAGCAACCCCATGCCCGCCTCGGTCTCGCGCATGACCGCGTTGACGCTCGACATCTGTGCGTCGAATTCGGCGAACTTCGCGACCGCATACCCGACACCGACAGCGAGTCCGGCCCCGGCGACCATGGCCGCCCGAGAGATCTGGTCGGCGGCCTCATGATGTTCGCGAATGACCTTCCGAAGCTCGCCACGTGTTTCGAACCACGCCTGCTTGTAGTTCCGGATCGCAGTGATGGCACCGGCCATCTGCATGCGAATACCGACAGAGACCGTACGTTCGGCCATGTCACCACCGGTCCTTCACGTTGAGGAACAAGGCCTGTGGCTGTGATTTCTTCTGGGCGCGGATCTGGTCGGCGCCGATACCGATTGCGGTGCACCGGTGGCATCGGGTGGGGTCGTCGGGCAGGTACTTGCCGTCGTTCTCCGGGAGCGTCGTCTCGGAGAGCCGCCCGTGGCAGCCGGGGCATTCGTCGCCCTCAGCGAGCGCGAGGGCGAGCATCCAGTCCTGCTGTTCGTCGTCCCACTCGGGTTCGCGTTCGGTCACGGTGACCATGCGACCGTCGCGTTTCTCTCGCCACGAGTACGTTCGGGGCTCCCAGCCGTCGAGCCGCTTCAAGCTGATGCCCAGCGTCCTGGCCGTGGTGACCTTCGCTCGAAGCTCGCCGGATTCGTGGAGCCGCTCGGTCAGAAAGGGAGGCTGGAGCCCTGGAGGTTCAGCGCCTGCGCCGCGGTCACCAGACGAATCCACTCGCCCTCAGTGAGGACCTCGTCGATCTGGGTCCACTCCTGGTCCGTGGGGACAGGGTCGACGATGCTGGCCCGCACCATCGCCTCATAGAGGGTGTCCTCGTTGTATCCGACTTTCCGGTCGTCGAGGTGGTCCTTGCGGGGCGGGTGGGCCTTGATCAGCTCCGTCCACTGCTTGCGCGGCAGCGCTCGGAGCGTGAACCGGATCGTGGCCGCCTCGACTGCCGCGGCGAGCTCGTCGGGGACGGTGGCCTTGCCGCCGAGAGAGTCAGCGGCAGTGCGGACGGCTTTCCGCTCGGCCTCCCGGTAGGCCTCGATCGCAGACGCGTCGAGGCACACCGGGACGACCCGCTCGGGAAGCTTCGCCTTGGTGAGGGCTTCGATCGCCATCAGGCGGCCACTGCCCGCAGCTCGGGGTCGGCCGTGATCATCGTCGGCACCTCGTACCGCGCGGTCGTGTTCGCCTCGGGCGCGAGCTCGCGCGTCTCCCCGCACGCGATCGGGTAGACCGAGACCTTGTCGGCGGCGGCCCAAGCCGTGGAGGCATCCACATAGCGGCGCACCACGATGTAGCCCTCCACGCCGCGCACCAGCGTCGTGTAGGTCGTGTCGGCGCCGGTCTGCTTCTTGATCCGCAGCAGGGTGCCGGAGAACGAGGCCCGGCCGGGCCGCTTCGTGTCGAACGTGGACGACAGGCTGGTCGTGTCGACCTCGGCGGTCTCCGGCTCGTAACCAACAAGACCGTCCGCAGTGATGAACGTGTCGATGTCGTCGCCGGCGTTGATCTCGACGACCGTCGGCGCGGCGATGCTGGAGATCGTCGGCACGAACGCGACCTTGACGGTGCCGTCGACAATGATGTCGCCCATGGCTACTTGTCCTTCCGGGTGTTCGTGGTTTGAGGCACGACCAGGTCGGCCATGGGCTCTGTGTCGGTGGTTTCGACCGGAGCGGAGGCTCGCGTCCAGCCCTTCTCGAGCCAGTCGTTGACGGCGGCCACAGGGCACGCCCACTCGCCCTTCGTCTGCGGATGGCGCAGCAGCACGGTCTTCATTGGTTCTCCTGGTGATTGATCGGTTACGAGATGGGACGTACGGTCGATGTGGACCGGCGTCGCCGCAGGTAAAGTGAGGGGCCCTTGAACCCCTGAGAAAGGCACGAAATGGACAAGACCCTCGCCCTGGTGTTTGCGTTCGGCGGAGTACTCGCCACGGTCGGGGTGATCGTGCTGGTCAACAGCACGCACTTCAACCCGAACCCGTTCATGGAGAACATGACCAACGAGACGGGCCAGCTCGCCGGCGTCGTCGTGGCTTCCGCTGGCGCCGTGATCGTTGCGATCGCCGCTGCCGCCCAGGCGGTCTGCCGGAGCATCCGCGGCTAAGCGGCGGTCATCCGCCACATGTAGACGTCGATCTGGTCCATCACGGCGATGCCGGTGGACTCGTCGCGCTTCGGCGGGTTCGTCAGTTCACGCCGGATCGGTCCCGATGACCATCCGGCGACAGTGAGCCGCTGATCGGTGATCGTGGAGTCGACCTGGCCGGCAACGACCCGCGCTCCCTGCGCCGACTCCGCCACCGAGTGGACGTAGGCCCGGTCGGTGGCCTCGTTCGAGGTCTGGCGGAGGTTGTCGCCCCGATCTCGCCCGCCCGCGAAGTAGACGACGACGTACGGCGGTTCCAGCCCGTTGGGAACGTCGCCGTCGACCACCGTGATGTTGCTGTTGGTCTCCAGCAGTGCCAGGAACGCTGCGGCGGCAGCTTCAGCTACCACCGAGCACGTCCTCAATGGCGTCGCCGAGGTAGCGTTCCAGGCGCGGTGTTTCCCGGTCCAGGGCAGGCATACCGCCAGGGATCGGGGCGTTGTTCACGGTCCCGAACTCGATGATGTTGCCCAGAGCGCCCTGCGCACGGCCCTTGTCGGGGCCGATCTCCCACTCAACATCGGAGCCAGAAAACTTGCGGTCGTAGTTGACCGCCCGCGACAACGGCTCGATGTAGGAGTGACCAGACCATGTCTCAGCCCAGTCCTTCTTGATGTTCAGGGCGGCCTTCTCGCCGACCTTCACGACCTCGTCATGCAAGTCCTTGGGGAGCCGCCCCAGCTCGGCGATGTAGGCGCGCAGTTCCGCGTCGTCGATGTCCATCATCCGGTCACCTCCGTGCACATGACCCGCCGTGAGGTCGCATGACTCTTGTGGTGCAAGTCTTTGATGCGCACGACCCGGCCGACCAGGTCTGGGTCATGCACGGAGGTGTCGATCGTGATCTCGTCACCCTTCCGCAGACCCGTGACCGCGATCGGCAACTGCACCTGGAGGGTCAGCAGGACCAGCGCGGCCTCCCCGATGTCCCTCGGTTCACCCCAGCCGCCGTTGGTCTGCACACGGCACTTCTGCGCCGCATACAGCACCGAGTACGTCGGTGTCACGGCGCCCGTCGTCAGGTTCGTGGTGTCGCCCGTGCGGCGCCGGATCGTGCACGAGTCGACCATCAACGCCTCAGCCGCAGCCCGCCCCAGGGCGAGCAGGTCAGACGCATTCATCACGGATCGCAATCGAGAACGCGGACCCCAGACCCGCGGCCTTGCGGATACGACGCACTTCGTCACGCGACACGTCGAACGACGTCACCGTCTCCGACGCGTACGTCAGGATCTGGGTGTAGTCGTCGATCGTCCCCTGCTGCGACCTGAGCCCCGACGGGTTCGTGAACAACCGCTTCGCCATGTCCAACGCCACCGAGAAGAACACTTCCTCCCCAGCGGCATCGAAACTCGCCTGCCCGATCAAGTTCACGATCTCCACACGGATCTTCTTCTCGATCAGCGTGTACGTGGGGTCAGGGATCGACGCAGCATCGACCTGGAGGAAGGCGGCCAGGTCGTCCTTGGTGAACAGTGACATGGCCGCCTTCTCCTATTCGTCGATGACGCCAGCGTCGGCCAGCGCCGCGATGATGTCGTCCCTGGTGTCCTCGTCCTCGACGTGGACTCCGTGGTCGGCAGCGAACTGGGCCCAGGCATCCCTGCTGGATCCCTTCCCAGCCCGCGGAGGCTCAGCCGAGCCATCGTTGCTGGACACCGAGGCCTTGCTGGAGTCCTCGGCCGACTGGGCCTTGCCGTCGGCCCATGCCTTCGGGTTGGTGATGAGTGCCGCGTGTTCGGCAGGCACCTCATCGTCCGGCCCGTATACCACCCAGTCGAGACCGACCGGAACATGCACGTAGCTACGGAGCCGAGCCATTACGGGATCACATCCGCAGCGAGGGACAGGTCCGGGTTGGCGAGGATCGGCATCGCGATCGCCGCCGCCTTCGTCCAGATCGCCACCGGGTCCTTCGTGCTGTAGGCGCCCGCGACGATCCCCGCCTCCGAGCCAGCCAGCCCGAACTCGGGCTCCATGGACTCGGCGGTGGTCCCGTACAGGGTCGCGCCCATCTCACCCGAACCGACGGCCGGGAGCATGAGCAGCTTGTCGTCAGCGATGACCCGCTGCGCGACACCGTTAACGCGCACCTGCGCGTCGTAGGTGATGACCGGAGGCAGACCGTGCGAGGCGAGCATGTTGTCGACCGCGTTGTTGTTCACCAGGGTGGGCGTGCCCGCCATGGTGGCGACCAGCTGACGGAACGCATCGTTGCGCAGCATGTACCCCATGACCTTGCGGGAGGTCACGATCGAGCCCGGTTCCTGCCCGGTGGAGGCGACGTACACGTCCCGCCAGGTGTTCAGGTCGCCGATGATGTCGGTCGCGGCAAGCGCCCACGACGCGGCGGCGGTCACAGTGTGGCCGGCGGCGCGACCGAAGTCGGCCTCCGCGATCACACCGTTCTCCGAGATGGTCACCTTGCCGGTGACCAGCGCCTGCCCGCGGGCGAGTTCGAGACGGGCGGCCACGGACTGCACCATCCGCTCCGCGTCGGACATGATCGCGTTCCCGACCGCTTCCTGGAGCTTCCGCTGACGCAGCCGCTCGTACTCGCCCAGCCGCAGCTTGCGGGAGATGGGCGGCAGTTCCCCGGTGACCCGCGAGATGCCCGGGCGGGAGCCGATCGGCGACTCCGCGTCGTACGCGCGGAACGTCGCCGCGTCGGCGAGGCCGTCACCGCCGCGAGCGAACCGGTACTCGAGGTCGTCGACGAGACGGTTCGGCAGCCAACGCGAGAGCGTGAACTGGTTGATGTCCAGGTCCGCGGCGGCGGCCCGGGCGAATCCCGTCAGTTCGGCGGGTTCGATGTAGTCAGTGTTCAGCAGCATGTCTCAAACCCCCTAGACGAACTTGATGGCGCCGGCGACGTCGGCTTTGCCGGCGGCGTCGACTGCGACGGGCAGGTTGGCATCCACGACGATCCCGTGGATGAGCAGCGCACCGACCACATCGGTGGTGGTGGCCGCGGGTGCCTTCACCGGAGACAGGAGGAACCCGACGAGGGTCTCCGTGCCGTCCGAGGCGCCACCGGCGTAGGGTGCGTACTTGCCCGTCGCGGTGATCTTCCCGAGCGGCAAACCGCTGACGAAGAACCCATCGGGGTAGTGCGTGCCCGCGGTGAACGCGGAGGTGTCGAGAGTGATCGACCGGGCCGACGACGTCCCGTGGGCTGAGCCCAGCCAGGTCTGGTCATCTGCGGCGAACGTCTCGGACCTGATGGACAGATCCATGGTGTTCTCCTTCCACCCGGCCTGGCCGGGCTAATAGGTGGGACCCTGCTTCTTGCGGGCCTCGTATTTGGCGGCCCCGGACTGGATGCCGCCTGAAGTCCCGCCGGGCCTCGCGCCCTGAGCGGGGTCACCCCTCGGCCCCTTCGGGGCGTCGGTAGTGGTCTGGGTGGGGAGCAGCGCCTTGAGAGCCTCGGCGTCAGCCTTGAGCTCCTCAGCGGAGGTCCCCTGGAGCCGAGCGGCCAGCTCCACAGGGAGCTCGGCGGCGGTGGCAACTTCGAGCCGGAGCCGCGCGAGCCGCTCCTTCGCGGCCTCGGCCTTGAACTCCTCCAACTCGGCGGCGAGCTTCTCCGTATCGGAGGGCTCCTCGCCGGGCACCGCGCCGCGGAGGCTCTTCGCCAGTTCAAGCAGGGGCGCGAACTCCGCGACCTGCTTCTCCAGCGCCTTCCGGGCCTCCCGCTCTTCCTGGAGGGCTTTCAGGCCCTTCTCTCCGAGCGGCTTGTCCTCCGGTCCAGGAGAGGGAACCTCAACTGGAGCCGGTTCGGTCTCAGGGACGGGCTGGGTTTCGATGATGTTGTCGGGCATCGCGCCTGACTCCTCAAGATTGGGCCTGGCATCGCACCAGGCAATCGGTCTAAACGAACCCGCGGACTCGCATCAAGCGGTCGCGGTAGTCCTCGGTGATGTAGCCGCTGGCTTTCAGCAGCTCAATGGCATGGTCACGGTCGCGGGCGATCCGGTAGATCGTCTCCGGCATGACCCGGACCCGCTTATCGCGGCGGTCCTGCGAGACCGTGCGGGTGAACGTGATCCGCGGGTTCCCGCCCAGCGCCCGGACGTCGCCCAGGATGCCCTGCTGTCGGAGCAGCCCCAGCTGGTTCTCGGCCGCGGAACGGAGCCCAGCCGATTTGCGTCGCGCGTTGACGATCCGGTAGATGTCAGCCCCGTCTCGGATCGCTTGAGCACCGCCCTCCGTGAACACTCGGTCCTGTTCAGCACGGCTGAGACTGCTGAAGTAGTCCTTCGGGTCGACCCGCGCGTCCGTGACCAGATCGCTCGAGGTCGACTCAGTTGCGGGGATGCTGATGCAATCGCACCTCGGGTGGCGTCGGAACGCCGTCCGGTACGAGTAGGTGCCTGCGAGGATCGCGCAGCGGCTGCACGAGGGCGGCACGAGCATCCGAACGTATTGCGTGACCTTAGGTTTCGTCGCGTACGCCACGCTCGCGGAAGAACGGAACGAATCGGCCACCTGGGTAGACAGGATCATGTCCAGGCAAGCCCAGCCGGTCGCCAGCGCCTGCGCCTGTGACGCGCCCGCTTCGATCGCGGTCAACGTCGCCGGTACGGGCTGGTAGATCAGCGAATCCAGTGGCCGCCCGTCAGAAGCGAACCCCGCGAACCCGTCGGGCCGGACCTGACCATACGAGTCCGAGTCGATGTTCTGCGCATCGAGCGCCGCCAGCACATACCCTTCGGCTTCAGCGGCGCCGATCTGCTGGATCGCCGCCAGCAGCACCACGATCCGGCTGAGCATCGACGTCCACGATTCACGGATGTTCGACCGGTCCACGGTCGCCCAGAGCCGTTGGGCCTCAGCCCGGAGCGTCCCCGTCAGCTCCTGATGCCGGTTCCGTCTCTTCTGCGCCACTTGCAGTGGAGTCACTGCTCACCTCCGCGAACTGGCGCGCGATCTGCTCAACCGGATTCTGGAGGCGTTCGCGTTCTCGTTCATCCGCCATCAGGGAAATCTGAGTGTCGGTGTAACCCATGTCCTCCACGGTCTGGCGCCACGGCACGATGTTCGCGGTGAACAGCTTGACGGCGGCGTCGGCTTTCTGCGCGACCGTCGGGGTGGAGGCGTCTCGCCAGATCGTCTCCAACTGGCGCATGTCTGGGTCGTCTTTACCGGTGGCGATCCGGCGGGCCAGGCGCATGACCTGCTCCCACCCACCGCCGAACACCCGCTGTTTCCGCTCCGCGCGTTTCACCAGTTGCGCTTCGGAACTTCGGATCGCGTCCGCGGAGGCCGGGTTGTCGCCCGTGAACCCCGTGTAGTGCGGCGGCAGTCCAAGCATCTGTGTCGTCAACTGACCCAGCAGTTTGATGCTGTTGTGGAAGTTCGCGAGGTCCGCTTCCTGGAACTGGCCCATCTGAACTTCGGAGGGGAGCTTGTCTGCGGCCCACACACGGCCGGCAACCTTCGACCAGTTCGAGACCGCGTTCCCGTCCTGGTCTTTCCAGTCGTCCTCGTCCATGCCGACGACCCAGCGGCGCGGCATGGCATGGAACTCCGAGGACACCATCATGTCGGTGGCCATCTTGTTCGCGGCGTTCGCGAGCGGGATGATGTTCTTGAACTCGCTGGTACCCAACGGGTCCAGCAGGCGCGGCCGGTTCGGCAGTTGCGCCACCGAGCACATGTTGCGGTCATGCTCGACCACTTCAGTGTCGGCCCAGCGGCCCTCGTCCATCACGTAGTAGTAGTTGGTGTCCAGGCCGTACAGGGCCGCGTGCTCGACCGGGCGATTCGGGTCCTCGTCGTCGGTCCACCGCTTCAGGCCCCACAAGATCCTGCGGGTCCGCGGATCCCGGTACACCGCCACCTGAGACGGGTGCTCCACAGTGATGATCGGCGTCTTCGGGTCTTCCTCGTTCTCGCCGACGATCGCGAACGCCCGGCCGTTGATCAACGCCTCCAAGTGCCCCTGCGAGGACTCCTCATCAAGGTCGTTGACCTGCCAGATCCGCCACAGCTCCTTGTCCGTCTTCCCCTGGCCGGGGAGGCGGAACCCTTCCACATCCAAGCGGTTCTCGTACGCTTCGACACCGAGCTGAGGCCAGTTGATCACCAACTGGGTCAAGCGTTCACCGAACTCCGACTCCAGGGCCGCGGCCATGTACTTGATCGGCTGCTCGCCCTCAAAGTAGGCCGACAGCTCCTTCAGCTTCGATTCCTGCTTGAGGCGTTGCGCCTCCAAGAGGCCCAGCCAGTCCAGGGGTTCACGAGCCATCACAAACCCCCTACTTGTAGACGACCATGCCGCCAGTGCGACGCTTCCAACCGCCCATAGCCAGGGCGTCCAATCGGGCTTGCCAGGAAAGACAGCCGGCCATTGCGAGGTCGATGTGCTTCGGCGAGTCCGGTCGTTCCTTGTAAATCGTCCAGAGGGGTGTGTCGTCGTCGTCAAGGAGCTTGATGTTGCTGCGGCGAGCGTTCGCGATGTGGTTCGCGAAGTCCTCATCACCGGAGTGCTTCAGCTGCTTCGAAGTCATCGCCGTGCGATACGCCCGCATGGCCTGACCGATCTGCTTCGGCCGGTTGGTGTACCACTCCATGACGCGCTTCTGCCCGTACTTCCCGGACCACTTCGCTACGTTGTCCTCGAACCGAGGCGGGTCGGCGTACAGCAGGACGACCTTCCACCGCTTCATGGCCTCGTCGAGAGAGCCGTTGACCTGGTCGTCGGTGACTTCCCACTCCTGGTCCGCGGGGAAGTCTTCTGGCTTCTCCCACAGGGCAATCGGCCACTGGAAACCCGTCTCGATGTGCGTCCCGATGAAGCCGCATGCGTCTCGCCAGCGGGCGCCGTCGAAGCCGATCGTGATCGGTTCCTTGTCGGCAACGGTGAAGTCCTTCAAGTGGAGTTCGCTCTTCCACTGCTCCGGGTCGAACGCCTGCCGGGACGAGGCGACCCACCGGTTCAACCAGACGCGCTCGAAATACGCTTTATCGGTATCGGCCTGGTGGTAGAGCGACATGATCGACTCGATGTCCGACCACTTCGCGACCGCAGGACCGGAAGCCTCCACGATCGCGGCCCGCAGACCCTCATCGGTCTCAAGGTCATGCGAAGGGCTCGCTTCGCGGTGGAAGTAGAACAGCTGCGGGTCGCGCGACTTACCTCGAGCGACGTCCTCGGCGTAGTCCTTCTCGGTCTCCGCGACACTGCGTTCCCCCGGGACGCCAGCGGTCGTCGTCGACAAGCTCCACGGGTCCGCGATGGGCCGCTTCGGGATGTTCTGCAGCATCGTCTGATGCGCATCGATCAGCTTCGGCAGCGTCATCCGGTGCGGCTCATCAAAATGCTGAAACGTCGTCCGAGCGCCATCACGAGAGTTCGGAGCCGCGGCGAGCGCGACCGCTTTGCCGTCGCCGTTGTAGCGGGTGATCCGCTCCAGACCGGCGTCGAACAAGTCCGCGTCCGCGCCCTCGGTCACCATCACCAGCAGAGCCGCATACGCGAGCTCCTCGGTCTGCTCCTCCGTATAGGCCACCATCGGGATGTACGGGTCCCGCACCGGCCGGCCAACAGGATTCCCCTCGGCATCCCAACCGTCGCAGCGGACCGGCCCCTCAGGGTGCAGCTCGGCGAACGCGATCCACGCGGCTTTCTCGGTCTTCGCGGTCCCTTTACGCAGCGAAATGCAAACGCGTTTGAACCGGCGCCGGCCAGCCTTCGGATGCCCCTGCGGGAACACCTCGTACGCCCGGTAGATCAACGCCCTGGTCTCGTCATCGATGACCGCGGGCTCACCGCGAAGGTCACCCGGACCGAAACAGGCCCGCTCCTCGATCAGGTCGCAGATCTGCGGACCGAGAGTCGGCCAAGGTTCAAGATCGAGCGCCGGGACAATCAGCCCGGTCACTTCACCGCCTGAAGCAGACTCCGCGGGTCAACTGCCTCATCCCGCGCCCCCTGGGTCGCCTTCCTGGCCGCAGCCTTCCGCTTCTGAGTCCGCTCATCCGCGTCCTCGCCGCGCTCGATCTCCCACTGGAGCCGGCGCCGGTCAATCGGCGTCAGACCGAAGCACTGCCGCTGGAGACGAATCTCCGCCGACAAGCTCGCCCGGACAGAAGGCTTGTCCGCCATCCAGAAGTCATCCACCAGCACAGCCAGAGCGAACAGGCCATGCTGGTCCGAATCATCAAACTCAGGCGCCATCGGCGACGCCCAGATGTCCGCCCACCACGCCGTGGTCTGCGGATGCCACTCCCGACCCTCCGGAAGTGCAGGCGCCTTCACGTTGTGCACCAACGACAGGGTCGCCCTGGTCGCGGACTTGTTACGGCGGGCCGGATTGTTCTTGGGCAGTCCAGGCATCGCGCCCTCCTACCTCGAGAGCAGGACCTCGCGCCCTGCTCGAACTGACTAAGAATCGGTCACTCTGAGTGACGAAAAAACCTCTGAGATCCGTACGCAGAGAAAACGCCCTCCCCGGCGGTCCGGAGGCGTGCCGGGGGAGGGGATTACCCCCCAGTATTGGTT